GGACATTCTTCCAAATCTCCCCATTCGATATCAGGAATCCACCTCGGTTTTTGAACAATAGCCGGCACGCTTACCGTTTCTTTCACCGCAACGGCATCGGGCACTACCACCTGCTCATGAACGATTATGCAATCACTATCTGCCATATCACTTGATGATTATATTGGTTTTGTAAACATCGCCATAGTCCCATTTGCCGTCATCGAAATCGGCATCCTCTATCCAGTAGTGCCTCTCGACCGTGAGCAAGCCATAGCGGAAAGTCCCGGAATTGAATATGCCGTACAGCACTCCGTCACGGAACACACAGTTTTTTCGTGTCTTTCCGTCGTAGCTCACTTCGCAACAACAACCGGCCTCGTCCTTGTAGATGAACTTAAACTTCTTCGTCTCGGCATCGATGGGCTGCTTGTTTCTGTCCTCAAAGCCAATGGTAAACTTAATATCCTCCCACGAGTATTTCACTACGGGCTCTTTGTCACTCATCGCTGCCATCGGATAATGTGTTGAACATTTTTTCCACCAGAGCTTTCGTTTCCTCAACCGTGGAGGTCATGGAATAGACATTCATGTTAAAACTGCCTTGCCCGACAGTGACATGGCCTTTTTCCACTCCATTCTCCACAATTCGGTAATTGACCGCTTGCAGGTTATCTACCGTTTCCTGTCCGTCGAATTGACGGCTGATGTTCTCGCTGATTTTTACTAACTCAATCATAATGTTTTGTATTTATGGTTAACTGATAATCCCGCTGTCGGGAATGTCGAATGTCACGTTTTTGGATAGGGAGTCGAGTTGGACGCCGGCCTCTCCCGACGAGGAGACCCCATACACGGAACAGGTTAAGTAATAGATATGGGTTCCCGGTGGAAGGTCCGGATGTGTCGTTCCCAAAGGGATATTCAAAATGAGAATCCCAGTTCCCTTGTATTCGTAATCATAGATTGCGAGGAATCCGGATCCCGAAATGCGGAAGGTGTATTTCTCACCCACCGGAGGATTTCCGTTCGGAAAACTGATACGCACCTGAAAGTAACTCGAAAGGAAAGTGAAATCCACGATTTTAATCGGGGTATATGTGCTGTTTATCTCGGCTGTCATGGCTATCGATGTGGGTATGGGGAAATAATCCGCCACGGTGATCTGTTTGTCGACCCCTGTCCAGTATTCGAACGACTTCTTATCGATAAGGAACAACGTCACCTTCAAGTTCGCCCCTACCGAATCCTCCCCCGGAAATGTGTCGCTCTGTCCGACAGGAAGTATCGGCGGAGTAGTACCGTCACTGAAAAATTTTACCTTGAAAGCAGAGTACCACACATTGCCCACCCGCAAGGTGGTTACGGTATTTGTCGAGGTATTTGTCAGCAATCGAGCAAAACTGCTTCCATTTCCATCGGTTACCAAAATAGCCGGGTAATAATCGCCGATACTCTTGTCGGAGGCCAGCGACAGCCACGATTCGACGGGTACACCGGTGGGATTCACCGAAGTGTCGTAATAGTTGATGTCGACAAAAAGATACGGCACGTCCGCACTGATTTCATCAATTTTGCTTCCGGTAAGATTGGGTTTTGCGTTATGGTCGTAGCCGTCGAAATCGCTCAGGCGACAAAAATCCGTACCCGGGTGGGGATAGGCCACATAGTCGAAGGAGGTGTCATGGATAGCGACGATATTCGTTCCGTGCGGTATCGTGGCTTTCAGCCCATAGCGTATGCCCTGATTTTTGTCGGTGTCGCTCCCTTCCCACTGGTCGATATATGTCGTGACCCCGCCGGCCTGTTGGGGATAGTTGTCGGATAGCGGCGCAGCCTGCGGATAGCGCACGGGTTTATGACGGCTCCATTTGTTGATACGTCCCGGACGGCCACCCTGCAACAGGGGGCGTTCGAGGGCAACAATGTCGGCCACGTCCCATACCCCGTTTGCCGGGTATATTCCCAGCAGGTTATAGGGGTCGGTTATCGCTACCGGGGCTGCTATCTTGTTTTTATCGATGGCCATACGCTCACTTTCCTCCTTTCCCTTTTAATTCGGACAATTCTTTTTTCAATCGTTCTATATCTTCCATAAGGGCTTTAACCAGCCGGGCGGTCTCCTGCGTTGCACCGGCGATGGTGTTGATATAGTCGGGCGACAGGTAGTTCAGAGCCCCGTAACCGTCCTCTGTTTCGTAGGCCATCGATGGCAATACCTCTTTCACCTTTTGGTACAACAGCCCCGTATGGGCTTCCCCGTCCACACCGCCCTTGTTACGCTTCCGTGCTTTTTCGGTGTATCGGAAATCGCACACCTTGCCCATCGCCAAGAGTCTGTCGGTATAGCTGAGGGTATAGTTGAAGTCTCGCTTCAAACGTTTGTCCGAAGTCGTTAGAGCGGTGACCGAGCCTTGTGCCGAGATATTGCCTTGCGACGATATATCCCCTCCGGCTGTGATGTTACCGTCCGATGTGACACTCTCCTTTGACCTTATGTTATTCGTCGCCACAATCCTTCCGGCGGAGATGGAGACAGACTTACTCCCGGTCGAAAGGTTTATACTCTTAGCCCTGATTACATTCGCTCCATCGATGTCTCCCTCCATCGTTATATCCCGGACTCCCGACAGACTTCCGGACACATCGTTCGATCCGTCAAACGGATTTCCCCAAATCGTCCGGATATTTTTAAGCCTGTCGGCGGCGATGGAATCGTTATCCGTCAAGGCGACAGACGGGGTCACCACGGTCAGCTTGCTCACGCCGACTGCCGGCATGGGAGACAACGATATACTATCCACACAGTTCTCGCAAGTCCCGTTCAAAGCCCCGTATGTGTTATAGACGAATATGGAGCAGGTCTGGTAATCCGTCTTGGCCGAAACCCAAAAACACACGTGTCCCCCGTACAAGAACACCTTCACGTCACCCAAATCGTCACCGAAATGCGTACCGGCCGTAGCCGTAAACTCGACATCGTTCGGGGCATAATTATACGCCTGTACGATCGTATTGATAATTCGTCGGCTATAATATCCATTTCCGATCAGATGCAACGTCAACATAGCCGCCTCGGCCTCTTCGACTTTCGTGTGAATCAACCACCCGTTTCCGGTGGCTGTCTCATACATGCCGCCCCTCTTATACAGGAAAGCCCCGTTGTCAAGTCCGTTCAACTTTTTCGCATTGTCCGATTCGACCGCACGTCCGACTGTCAGCCCCGTATATGTACCGCTCACGTTGTTTATCTCCGAGAGCGAATAAGTTGGCTTGTTCGGCTGCTGCACCCAATCGTACAGGGTGATGCCTTTGGTGACAACGATACCGAGGGCTGTCTTGCTGACCGCCGTCACCACATTGCCTGTACCTATCGTAGATGCGCCGGCGTTGGCGAGTTTCCAAATCTCGTTGATGGTGTAGGCGTTGAAGGTATCGGTAAGGGTGGCGTTGTCGAATGCGCCGCCCAGATCGTCGAACCCATGAACGAGCTTGATGAGCCCTCCTCCGCCACCGCCACCCCCTTCTCCACGCCATACACCAAGAGCGGATATTCCACCCTGTGAATACACATTAAATTTCGAGTATATCGTATTTTCCAACTCTGTGTCGAATTTCCACATATCGTTAATACGGGCAAATCCTTCCTGCATTTGTTTTACAGTCCGTTGATACGATTGTTGCAGGGAAGCCGTCATATCATTGATGGCAGAAATCAAGTCGATATTCTTATTAGCAGATGCAACCTCTTCTTTCAGTTCTTGCGTATTCCCTTTTATTAGGTTGTTCCCGATGGTAATAGTCTGTTCGCAAGGATAGTCGAGTTTGGTTGTAAGGCTTATAACACGAGTAACATATGAATATCCTGTGTTTATGTATTCGACTTTTCTTCCTATGGATAAATCAGGATTGTTTTCATTGAACACCACAGGATTAGATGAAAACTGGTAATTGTTTTGGTCGGAAGAAAGCCGTTCTATTTCTTCGTTCATAGCCGTTTCTAGACGTATGTACGCCGAATCTGTATATTCTTCCGGCATTTTGACGTTGAATAGGATAATATCGTCATTTTCCGACGGTATAAGTCCCGTAATAGCAGGGATAATATAGTTACCTTCTTCCTCTTTATATTTAATCTCGAAATCTCCTTTTTTGACTTCGAAGCTTATACCATCATCACTTGTTATTGTTTTACTCTCATCATGGTATATAAGCTCAAATTCCATACCTTGCAAAGCCCCCGATTGGAAATGTACCGAAGGTACTTTATTGGGTATAAGCATACCATTCGGATTTTTTTCTTCGTCATAAGTGGAATTTTCGAAGTTAAATTCCGGTATTTGAAAATACCATATCGCATATTGGTCGTATATAGGGTCTCCGTTTTCATCTGTGCCTATCTGTATTTTATCATTCGTTTCCGAGTCTATACGCCACATAAGACGGAATCTGACATCTGATATGGAGAGTTCCGATGAAGGGTATATATCATCGAACTGGAGGATTTTGCTAAATATCTCTCCCTGTTGAAGGTTTGGCCTTATATCTTTATATCCGTTCGGATATTTTTTAGGGTCAAGAGTCAGCCGTTTGTTGACCAAATTGTTGACATTAGCACCTTTGTATTCCTGTACGATGTTTCGAGTTGACCCGAATGCGTAAAATCGGGTATAATACCCATCTTTTCCCTCCGTGACCGAAGGTGTATTGATGTTTTCACCAACTTCGAGAGAAACAACAGCTCCATGTTCGGATTTCGACAGATGAATAATCATGGAATCTTTCTCAACCCACCATTCTGTATCAAACGCAGATGCTATACTGTTCAAGGCAGACAATATGTCGATTGATTGGAAAGACAAAGAAGTGGAAGCGTTAAGAGAAGAATCGACGGCGTAAGTCCATGTATCCCCGGTTTCGTTCTCGATAGACTTACAAATAACACTCATGAAATTGGCCGGGTTATCGGTAAGAGACCAATCCGGCTCCCGATTAGTTATCTCGTTATTCTCATCATAAGAATACATGAAAAAAGGCACTTTACCCCATGATATAAATTTCGAATGAAATTGTGGTTTGTATTGAAATTCGACCTCGTTCTTTTGTTCTGGATTATATGGATCCAAAAGAGAATATTTCTCACCATCGAGTATGATATAAGCCCCTACCGGAATCTCTTCATTTTGGTCCGAGTTCCACGACAATTCTACATAATCGGATTTCATCAATTCTTCTACATGAACACATTCTTCTGTTATAGGAACTGATAAAATAGTATCTCCTTGTATGTTTTTAATGTCTATCATGATGGTTTCGTATATCTTCATACGATTTCAGTCAAAGATAATAAAAGTGTATGAAAAACATGCTCTTTTTTATGAATTTCTATCTGCTGGATTATATTCGACAAGTTTTAGAGAAAATCGTGCTATTCCTCTCATGAATTGCGTAAATTGATTGCATGAAATATAGATTGTTTTGTAAGTAATATTTGGTTGATACTTTGTTTTTATATTTATTATGCCTGTTGCCAATTCTTCACAAAAGCTGTTGTATCTTGAAAAGAATTCTTCTTCCGTTTTTGCCGTCAGGTTAAAAGTTAAAGTGATATTTCGTTCATCGATTTTAGGATTAGAGGACAGGACTCGTTTGCCATTTTCTAATCGAGACTTGTTTTCGATGAACTCTTTTAAAGGTGACGGTGTCATTAAGTAGGAAAGAGATGATGTATCCATACTTATACCCCAAGTTGTATAGCAGTCTTTCCCATTTATGTAAAACTCTCCCGATGCCATTTTATTTAAGTATAACTGAAGTTTTGTCTTTATTGATTTCTACAGGACAATTTCGTATGTTTATAAGTCTAATAACTGCGTAATTACGGGCAACTATTATAGCTCTGGCTCCATGCATGAGTATAACTTTGTGAACTCTAGTATTATCGTCAAATACTAGTTCCGCATTGGTATTGCCTATTAAAGCAATATTGGTATCATTACTTCTTTTTACATTTTTAGTGTCAACAAACACGCAATAATTAGCAATATCATTACTCATCTCACGGAACGTTTCAATAGGAGGGAAGTTGTTCTTCTCACAAAACTCTATGCCTTGTGGTGTAAAGAACAACCATACTAGAGTTTTCCAGTCACTAACACCATAAGACTTATCGCAAGCTCCTTTTTGTAAAGCAGCCATCATTATTTCTTTTACTGTATTCATATCTATAAATCTTTAGTATTCCTATTGACTTGTGCTATATCGGATTTTATATCAATTAATAATTTCGTATATTTTGCAATGTCTTCTAAGTAGCTATTCGTAATCACATGTTGATTAAGAATGTTATTTAGTATAGAATTGCTATTAGTTGATACAGATAAAAGAGAATTTAGAGAGATTACGGCTGAAATCATTTGATTTTTGATTTCTTCACCAGAAAGCTGCAACGCTGTAAACCGGCCGTTTAATTCCGTTGCTGTATCTTGTGACATGGTTTCAAAACCTTCGGCTGTCGACTTTTGTTCGGTGGTAGAACTTTCTCCCATGAGACTATCAGCCCAACCGAATTGAGCATCTATTTCTTGTTGAAGCTGTTCAGCCATGTTGTTGATGTAATCTTGTTCCCATTGAGAAAGCACGTTGTCGGCATAAAATTGTTGCAACTTAGTGCGTATTTCCTCCATTTTATTTGAGGATTTAATTGCTGCCTTAATGCTCTCTGTTACCATTTGTTGCATCATCTGCTTTACAACATCTTTTGCAGATTTAGCCCTATTCTCGCCAGAAGCCCATGCATCTGCATAAGCTTCTGCAAAGTTGTCAATAGCACTTTTTAGGTCTTCACCAAATATGACATCGATAGCTTTTTCTTTGTTATCAGAAATGAGATTGTTTATTTCGTCAATTTGATTTTCCCATTCTTTTATTCTGTCGCTATCTGTATTCTTTTTATCTTGTTCTTCTTTAATTTGATTTTGAATAAGTACTTTTTGTTGTTCTAGCAATTTATTTTGGTCTTCAATCAAGCTGGAAGCACTCTTTCCGTAAGCAGCTTCAATGGACTTGCCTAACTTTTCATACGAACGGTCAAGTGTATCTACCTGATCTTGTAATTTCTGAATCCGTTTTTCATTTTTTGCGTCGTGGATTTTTGCGATAGAGGAAGCAAGAGAGGAGACAAGACCGATGGCAGCACCAGCAGCAGAACCTATCGGTCCAAATATAGCACCTGCCTCTGCTCCTTGCATAGCTGAATTGAGGCCGTCCATAGCCACATTGATACCTTCGGCAATGCCTGACAGTGTATCAGATCCGAAAGCCTCTCCGAGATTTGAAAATGTGTCGGAAAGGAATTGGGCTACACTTAATACCTCACTTAATCCACTTCTTATTTCTTCAAGTCCATCTTGCAATTTTTTTGTATTTGAACCGGCATCGAATACTTTTTTAAGACCATTAGCTAGTTTGTTAAACCCCGTTTCAGATTGATCTGCGGAATTACGGACATTATCTATACCTTTTCTAATTCGTTCTAATTCTTCGGGAGATTTACGCAATGTGTCGAAGGTCTCTTTTGTCATACCAAATTCAAGACCTTTGTTTTCGTCCCATTCGCCTGATTGCAAGAATTGGAATGCTCGTTCAGCTTCATTAGCAATGAGACGCATATCTGCAACTGTGTGTTGACGCATATCGTCAAACAATTTACTTATGGCAGACGTAGATTTATTCGCCTCTATATCCAAATCAGATAGTGCCCTTTTTGTTTCTTCGTCAATAGACTTCTGTTCCCATTCGTTTTTGCCTACCTTACGAGATTCGCCTTGCTCAATAATAGCATTACGCTTTTCATAATAGTTCCCGTAAGCGGCAAGATAATCGTTCATTGCGTTAATTTCATCATCGAGAATTTCTTTGGTCTGTTTATTCTTATTCTTTTCATTTAACCTATTTGCGGTATCAATATTTTCCTGTTGTTCAGTTGTTAGTCCATTCTCATTAAGCTTGGAGGGTTCAATCTTAGCTACTTTGTTTAACTCGGCCAGCTCTTTCTCTTTCTTTTTAATTTCTTTTTTCTGTTCTTCATAATAGTAGTTAATTTGCTTCAATTTCTTATCTTTACCTTCTTCCCAGAGGGAGATTTCTTTCTCTTGATTTTTTTTACGAAGCTCAAGAAGTTCATCAACAAGTTTCTGCTCGGCCTCTTTTTGCTCTTTTGCTTGCTTATCTTCAGCCGCTTTATCAGATTTGGTTTTAGGCAGCTTTGCACGGAGTGCGTCAATTCGTGATTGTAACGCATTGTATTCCTTGCTTCCGCTTACGGTTTCTCCCTGCTCTTTCTCTAATTTTGAGATTTGTGTTTTGACTTCATTGATTACTCTCAAATCTTTCTCACGTTCAAGTATAGTGTCTTGAAGCGACTTGATATAAGCTTCTTGTTGATCCACTGCTTCTTTTGTTCCGCTGCCGTCTGCAAGAGCCTTTTTTAATGATGCAAGTGAGGTTTCAGCCTTCTTGATTTCTTCTTCAAGTTGGGAGATGGATTTACCTTCGGTGGAAAATGGCTCATTTGCTGTCTGTTGAGAGGTATTTATACTTGTAACGCCAAACTTTTCACGGGCTTTTCCATCTAAATCCTCTGTTATTTTTTGCGCTTCTCGGATATTGGAGATATATGTATCAATACGTGAATCCGCAAAAATCGTACCTTTGTCTTGTATTTCATTTAGTTTGTCTTGGATCGCAGCATCCAAATCTCTTCGTTCCAATATGGCATGGTAGATTTCTGAATAGAGTTTTGCACCTTCTTTATCTCCTAACTCGCTATATAGGCGGTCTTGTATCTTTCCGAGATTATCGGACATTATGTTGTCCAACCAATCTTCCTGCTGCGACTTGAATTGCTGGTATTGTCTTGCCCCGTAAGAATCTGTGATTGCTTTTGTGAGTTTTTTATAAGCTTCTTCCGTGAGTCCAACCTTATTTATTTCTTCTTCGAGTCCATCATAATACTTGCTATATCCTGCAACAATTTTTTCTTTGACGGTATTATATTCATCTGTACCTTCTTTTAATGAAGACAATTCTCCATTGAGCTTAGCAAGTTCCCTTTGCTCAGATAAGGCTGCTTTCTCAGATTCCTTTCCCGCAGCATCCAGCCTTTCCAGTGCCTTTTCTGCTTCTGTTTGATAAGTGACTAATTTATAAATGCCCAAACCTAGTGCTGCTACTGCCGCTGCTACTGCAACATATGGATTTTTTGCCATTGCTACATTTAGAGCATCCGTTTTCGTTTTCAGGACGGTAATAATAGCTTGCATCTTTGTCAATCCTGCCATGTGAGCAAGAGTGGCTTGATAGCGCAAATTCTCAATGGCGGAAATAGTAATGAGCGCAGTTCTGTATGCTCCGTATGTACCGACCAATTCAATTAGTATTTTTCCTACTTTTTCATAGTTTTCTATCAAATAAGAAACGCTGGATAATGCATCATTGATAATACCTTCATTCGCTTTGCCGATGTCGTTCAACATCATCGAGAAACTATCTCCTATGTTAGAAATCTGTCCGGTAATGGTTTTGCTTTGTTCTTGCATTAAGTTAAAGAACATACCACCCTCGTTGGTAAGGTTCTGTATGACTTTCTGAACCTCTGGAAACCCTATCATACCAGCTTCTACCATTCCTTTGATTTCACTTTCAGCTACTCCAAATTCTTTGGCAAGTTCTTTTATCATTGGAATACCTCGTCCAGTGAATTGGTTTAGGTCCTGTGTATAAAGTCGACCTTGTGTCATAGTTGTACCATAGAGATATACTAAGTCTCCCAAAGGTTGTGAAAGTCCGGCTGCAATGTTCCCTAATCGTATAAGAGTCTCGTTAACATCTTCGGCAGAAGTACCGTAAGCCAGTAATTGACGAGCTCCATTGGCAACACCTTGTAAATCGAATGGAGTTTTGGCGGCTGTTTCTGTGAGCTGAGCCATAAGGACGTTTGCCTTTTCACTACTTCCAAGCATAGTGGTAAAGGCGACCTCTAATTGTTGAAATTCACCTCTTACTTGTATAATATTTTGGATAAGTTCTTTTGCTGTAAAGCCAGCCCCAAAAGCTGCAGCTGCTTTCGTCATTTTGTTGAACATATCTTCTATGCCCAATCCATTTTTTTCTATTTCCTTAGAAGTATTGGTTACTCCGGTTTCTACTTCTCGTAGTTTACGAAGAAAATTAGAATTGTCGCCTGTTATATCAAAATGAAGTCCGGCCATGAGTCTTTTCGATTAAAAGGGGTAGATGTAACATCACATCATTTGCAAATATACAAAAGTGTATGAAATTCATATACTTTTGATAAAATAGAATAGAGTTAATAAAGTTTAACTAATGTGTGGGTATAAATATTTTAATAAATGATTATTGTATTATACTTTTGACGAAACAATCTTAACAGCATAAGATATGGATTTCAAAGATACAATTCAACAGATTGTAGAGAAAATTGCTAAACAGAAGGATAGCATAGCAACGGAAGAAGCGACAAAAACCTCTTTTGTAATGCCTGTGATAGCAGCATTGGGATATGATGTATTCAATCCCTTTGAGGTTGTACCAGAAATGGATTGTGACTTAGTTAAGAGGAAAGGCGAAAAAATAGACTATGCCATAATGAAGGACGAAAATCCTATATTACTTATAGAATGCAAGCATTGTAAACAAAACTTGAATTTACATGACACTCAGTTACAAAGATATTTTGTCGCTTCAAAGGCTAGGTTTGGGGTCTTGACGAATGGAATAGAATATCGCTTTTATACAGATTTAGAAAAGGTGAACATAATGGACGAAAAGCCGTTCCTTGTGGTGAATATGCTCGACTTATCGGACAACGATATTGAGCAACTAAAAAAGTTTCATAAGTCTTATTATAATGAGCAAGATATATTGAGTACGGCACAAGAGTTACAAATCACGATACAAGTAAAAGAAATGCTTAATCGTAATTTCCAAATGCCAGACGATGAATTTACACGTTATTTTGTCCGTAATCTTAATGATGGGAAATATACGGCAAAACTTGTGGACCAATATAGACCTATTGTTAAGAAATCCATTGCTTCGGTGATTAACGATATTATATCCGACCGTTTAAATGTGGCTATGAAGAATGAGAATAAGGAGGAAAAACAGATACCACAGGAGGTTGAGAATGAAAATCAACAGCCAAACGAAATGAATGAAGAAAAACTTCCCGATGGTGTAGTATTTCAAGACCGAGAAAAAGGTATAGTTACTACACAAGAGGAGATAGATGCCTATAACATTGTGCGCAGTATATTGAGGCAGTATGTAGATGTATCTCGTATTCAATATAACGACTACAAGACTTATTTTTCCGTGAACATAGATGGTAGTACATGGTGGTGGATTTGCCGCATTTATATAGGGAAACGGAGTAAAAAAATATGCTTGCCAAAGGATAACTACAAGACGAATGAATGGATTGACATTGAGACTATCGATGATATTTTTAATTATGCCGATGGTCTTAAAGAGGGTCTTGATTTGGCGAAAAAATGTGCTGATAAATAAAAAAATAAAGATATGAAGAAATTATTTTTATATATATTGATTCTATTATCAATTATTATTTTACAATCATGTGCACGAACGGAGGACGGAGAACCCGGATCGACGAGTGATGATACGAAATCACTAATTATAGGTGTTTGGGAAAGTGAAAATTATGTAGTGTCATTTGGAAATGATGGATTCTATTCGGCATATATTGCAGATGAGTTTATAGATAGCGGTGATTATACTCAATCCAAAAATATAGTATCATGTCAAAATTCCTATTTTAATAGGACAACAATTTATACAGTTGAAGAAGTATCAGATGATTTGCTTAAAGTGAATATCGACTATAAAGATTTATATGGAAATAAAAAAACAAAAAGTATATCGTTTACAAAAGTCAAAAAGACTCCATCTACTAAAAACAATACTTTGAGCGGAAAATCATATACATTTAATGCTCCATATTTTGGTAATATTACAATGTCATTTAATACATATAATTCTGGAATAAAATCTGCTACAAAAGGAAGCGCAAAACAATATCCTCTGAATTTCTTTTATATATATATTGGAGAAAAGGTTTATTATCAAATACTTGAAAATGCCACAATTCAAGTGCCATCTATTGGGGCATGGACTAATTATAATGACGTGATATGTTGGACGATAGATATTGGTACAAATGGTGAAATCATTCATATTGATACTATCCCTTTATAAGAAAACAGTGTACATTGTGGAACATTATTAATAGGATGCATTAAAATAAATTTATAGAAGAATGCTTAATAACGTTGGATATGGATAAGGGGATTAATATTATTTTTAGTCCCACTTCATGCCTTTTATTTTATCCATATTTTTAGGATCGTCCCCGTTTATAAATGTTCGGTCCGTAGATATATGATATTTTTTTATCTCGTCGTCAGTAAGGTATATAGATGTTATGTAATCATTAAGTAACATATGCAGGTTGGCATAACTAATACCCCATACAACATAGTCCATAGTCCAGCCATAGCGTTCGCAGGCTATATCTATCAAAGTACCATAAATACTTTTACCTCCAAAAGTTATAGTGTTACACTTCTTTTTCTTGATTCTTGATATTTTTTCTTGTTCTTTTTTCTCAATATCAATCTTAAAGTGTTGAATAAACTGGTCAATGTTATCCTTTGATAACACTATTATGAATAGTTGAGCAAGTTCTTCATTCGATAGGTTGTCTTCAAATAGCTTTCGTCTTTCATTTATTAGGTGGCTATTGAATAATTCTTCCTTTTTATCGAATGTATGGTAAGACAATATTTTGCATATAATATCTCTTTTGGAATCGCATAATCGTAATGCTTCCATATATGGATTTATAGAAAGGAAGTCTTTATTTATTTCTAAATTTTCGGTAAGACGTGATAAAAGGTATATTTTACCCAATGTGGCAGGGTATAAGTAGAATTGCATTTCTCCTATATGGAACTCATAAGGTCTTTCCATGATAGTATCTGCAATATCCATTTCTATTATTTTCCCTTCTTTGTCCATGCAAAATAAATTATATTGAGCGCAACTGTGGGGTCGAACCACAACTTTATACATGGAGTGTATATGTGCTACCGTTACACTAGATACGCAGAACACGTGGGTACGAAGCCCCCACGTTTGGCTCTATCTACAACCTATTGAATTATCCACCAACACTTGGATTAGGAGCTACTTCGAATTTATCACCGTCTCCAGACTCATCTTCAGGATCGCATTCAATTTTACTGATGTTTCCACCGGATTCCGTCACGATGATTTTACCCCACTGAATTTGTTTTTTATCGGCGGCTGCTTTCAACGCATCAAAAGTGTATGCCCAAACACCACCGTCAGCAGAAGTAAAAGTGTCTTCAACGGAAACTGTCGTTTTCTCCATGCAGAAACCTTGAACTTCTGGGTCTTCCGGTTGAACAACAACAGCATAATTGTGTGCAACAACACCATCGCTATCACTTACAGGACGCTTACGTCCTTTTGCGGCACGAATGTTCAATGCCAAAGCATAGGTATTCTTTCCATACTTTACATCCTCATTTTCGCCTCCTTCGATTTTTGCTTCTTGTTTATCTCCTTTTGTTGTTGTCAACTGTGTAGAATCTTCCACAGGGGTAGGTAATTCCTCCCATTTAGGAGCAGAAGCATCCAAATCTTTTATAAATACACGGGGCTTACCCCATCCTATTACTGCCATGATATACCTAATTTATATTAAAAATTTATTCGTTATTTATCTCTATGTACAGTTTGTTATTAATGAAATGCTCTGTATGTCCGTCTTCAAATGAAACTCCTGTTGAATCAGTTTTTTGACTGCATTGTGATGGAACCGTATGATATTCGTCTTTTCGTATAGAGAATAAAAACTTCGATAGTTCGCATAATTCACGAATTCGGATTGAATCTTTTTCCCATGTTTTGGTTTCAGAGTCCCATAAGTCTTTGACATATATATTGACATTCACATAGGCTCGTTGTATTTGCCCGCAACCTTCATTTGCAAGAACAGATATGACTATATCTTCTTTATCAGATTTGTTGGGCCTTCCTCTGTCACTCAATTTACCGGAGACATTACGTTCGAGTTCTGTACCTTTAATTTTGTGATAAACGAACTTAGCTATTTCAATATCGGATTTCATTATTTCGCAATCTGTCTTTTAAGTTTTTCAAGCATCAATGGAACTTGTTCTCTTGCCCAAAGTTCGGTTGATGCAAGTACGTCTTTATTATCCATCGCTTCTACAAATTCAGCATAGTTCATTCCGGCGACTACGATAAGTACATAGTTATTAGAATATCTTTTAGCAAGTTCTTTCGCTAAGTCTTTACCTGTTTTTACACCTTCTGAACCTTGATTCACTTGGTTGAAAGTTGAGTATTGAATGATGTTCTTATTATGAGCAATCACATATCCAACCGAACTACGCAAGTTGCCTGTTTGGTCGTACCAACTTTTATCACCTGCTCTATCACGAATTTTTGTAACGCATTGTTCGCCAAGTTTGGATAAAGCACGAATAGTAAGACGCTCGACACGCTCTGCTTCTCTCATGAGCATGTCATGCACTTCGCTTAGCTTGGTGGTCATTCTTATACCCATAGTTTACATTGTTTCTGGTAGCGATGGAAACCTTTCACACTAAACTCCCTTTCAATTCCTTCAAGCAGATGTATCTTAATCCTGTCACCGATCATGAATGTTCGACAATTTGCACGTAGATAAACTGTATATGAATAGCTTCTTACAATACCATCGTCAAACTCTTTTTCAGAGGCTTTACCAGCAGGAACTGCGTCGCATTCAATACAGCCTTCCCAGTTAGTTTCTCCTTCATGATAATCACCATTGCTATCCTCGTAACCATCTTTTGATACGAGGTACTGCAATCTGTGTGGATATAGTCTTATTACTGACATATTACAAAAGGCAGTCACCTATATATACCATTGGCTTTGCCTCCAACTCTACCGAAGGTTCACCAATGGCATTATAGATTGAGTTAACACGTAACAGAATACGTTCTTTGTCTTTATCTGATAAAGAACCGAAAGACTTGTCTGCTTCAGAAAAATTGATAGCCTGAACTAAAGACCAAAGACAATCAGCCAAAGCTCCCATATACTCCTTTGAGTTCATTGTATCTGAATCGCAATCACCAACTGGATTGAGTTTGCGTTTTATCATCACATTCTCTACAAAACCTTCTGGAATAGGGTAATGTATTTCGTCTATAAGAGCTTGCTGAATTGTCTTCATGGCTTAACTATCTCCATTTGTTGTTTTATATGATTCAACAGCTTTTTTGAGCTTAGCTTCATCGGCATCATTCAATTTGTTCACAGCAGCAATTAACTTATCGTCTGAAATAGTCGTCGATAAGTTTTTACCGGTTATTTTATTGAACTCTGCGACGAAGTTTGCTTTTATGTAAGCTTGTCCCCAAATGGTGATGTTCTTATCGGTAGAATCTTTTCCCTCTTCGGTAGTGTCAATCGTTTGAGCCTCTGAGATGTCAAGAGAGTAGATTTGGTCTACGTTTTCAATAACAGGGAGAACTAATGCTTGACCACTTGTAAATTCCTGCAAAGGATCATTTTTAGAATACTTGCTGATAAGTTTGTATTCATCTACCGTGGAATAAATTACTCCTGCTACGGGATTAGTAACTTCTGCAAGTGTGCCCCAAACCAATGCGCCAACTTCTTGTGTAGTAAGGAATATTAGTTTGTTCGCATTCCACGGTTTGTACGGAATGCGTTTACCATTTTTCTCAGAAATGACTGTACGGTCAATCTTTAAGAATGTAATTCCGTTGTTGTCATCGGCAAATGCTTCGTCAAACAATGTAGCAGTAGGAACAGGTAACTTAGTGTTGCTGTCGAATGTCTGACCTCGATAGTTGGCAACCAATTCTTTTGCCCATTGTTCTTGTCTCATTTTATTGTAAGTCGATAACGAGATTGCTATCGTTGTAATGGAGTTTCCATCTGCGTCAGCTTTTGCAATAACACGCTTTATGTCATCAGAGGAAATAGTCCCAGCTGTTTCTACACCAAAGCTATTTTGCGGTAAATAGTTGAAATTTATGCGCAATCCAGTTCCTGTATTGTTTTCATCTTCAACGATTACAACTCCATCAGATAAAGCAGTTAAAAAGTTTGATTCGTTCTTTTCATCGATACCAACAGAGCAAGCTACCGCATCGTTGGTTAGCTTGTTAGCTATATTAGTGAACGCAGCTCCTTGAGCTTTCATGATGTTGATTGTGTTGATCTGAGTCTCACGAAGAATTTTTTTCATTCCGACCTTTGGCAATGTACCATTTGCGTGAGCAATGGAGTCTCTCATCTTGGGAGGGAGAGGTGAGTCCATTGCTACCATGTCGGCCGCAACATAAGTTGTGTTAACAGATGCACTTTCCCACTTTTGGTCTGCGGAATATTCTTTGCGAAGCATTGTCTTGTGAAGATATGTAAGCTGATTGCCTCGCTTACCATTGATTCTCTCGATGATGGTTTGAAGTTTCGGGAAAATCTTTCTGATGTATTCAATAAATAGTGATTCTTTCATTTTTTACCTCCTTTCTACATTAATCGTGTAAGAATACAAGAGTTGGCAATGCCGTTTTCATAGCCGCTTTTATGTCGTCTATGGGGTATGGACTCGCCAAATCATTGACTTCGCCACTATACATAATACCAACCAATGGTTCACTAGTTGGTTTTGTACATACAACTACTCCTACATATTCATGAGAACCGGGAAGTGAGTCGTATCCATCGCCAGATGATTTTACGGGCATAGGTTTGTACGTGTCTGTTGACGGATCACGAATAACAACGTGCCCGGCTTTAATAACCGGAAGGTTATAATTTGATACGTCAAGAGTACGACCTCCGATAATGCCAGCTACATAATGCCGGATTACGACAGAATCCATTCCGGCATTGAGAACTTCCATTTCGCTTGATAAATTTGCTGTTGCACCCATTGTTACAATTTCTTTTTTGACTTAGAAAGTGTTGACTAAATCTTCAACTTCTTTGTCGGTTAATACTTCGTCTTGTTTACCCGAACCTTTACTTCCGGCAGCAGGAGGGGTTGCCAATGTTGCCAAACCTGCATCTGCACGCTCTTGATTGTAATTCTTCAGGTCTTCCTCAACATCTGAATAGAACTCCTCGAAATCGTCGTCACTTTCAAAGTTCATCTTAGAGAAGCTTTTCAAGGTACGTGAACCGAATGTTCCAGTGTCTTTCAGCAGGGCTTCAAGTTTGGCTTTACGCAAGTTAGAAACTTTTTCACCTTCCAATGCTGCAAAACGGGCTTCCTGTTGCTCTCTGAAAGACTTAAACCATGCGGGTTCTTCGTCTTGTTCATTTCCTTTGTTGTTGGGATTTTTCTTGTTTGAACCAGCTGGACGAGAGCCGCCTTTTGACGTGTCATCGTCAACGTCGTCATCATCATCTTCTTCTGATTCGGGGTGTTTTTTCTTCCATTCGTCAAGCAAACGGTTGGCTTGCGACTGGCCGAAAGTGAGGTAAGGGAGAACCGCTTCTATCTGCTCGTCGATTTCTGCGTTTACATCCTCTTCTGAGGCATCTTCTGCGGATTTCAGGTTATCGGCAATCTTGGCGGCGATACCCTTCAATTCCTTTGCGTTGAACCCTAACGCCTTCGCTTTAAGTTTCAACCTTACGAAAACTTGCTGTTGTCTGTTCATTTCATTTAGGTTTAAACAAAAAAATAGTCTGCGTAGCAATGTAGCCAGCAGACTATTCGCATCTTCTTTCAGATGTGCCTCCGCCTAAACGGACAAACAGGTGTTTACGACAAGTCGGGTGGCGTACATCTTCATACGCTTTTTGCAAATATACAGTAAAGTATATGAATTTCATACACTTTTCAATAAAATATTGATCGAGTTTTATTTTTTTTAAGAAAAGAGGTTAATAAAGAATAAGACAAAGCAAGACAAAAACAAGATGGCTGGGAATGAGAGATTTATCATCAAGTAACCAAAGGCAAGTGGAAGTGAATTTGCGTTATTATCCAGTTATTCTATTGAGAATGGCAAAGATTGTTTCATCAGTGAATCTGAAAATTGCGTGTGAGGTTGCAGCTGAGATACTATATAAGGCATTCATCGTTCATTGAAAGATAATCATTTTCAGTTAGAATAATACTGTCTAATAATTTTATATCAAATATATCTAATAGATTTTTAAGGGAGTGAGTCATTTTTATATCCTCATTACTAGGGTTTTTGTTACCGCTTGGGTGATTATGAACGAATATGACATTAGTAGAGAGGGTATCAATAGCATATTTGGCAATCAATCTTTTGTCAGCTAATGCGCTGCATATTCCTCCTTGAGAGATTTTAGCATACCCGGTTATATTGCAGGCTTTGTTCATCAATATAATGAATGCACTTTCGTAAATAAGAATATCTTCATGATAGAACTTTCTTGCGAAATTAGCAGAGTCTATAGAAGAATAAACTTTGACAACCTCAAAATCTTGTTTTTTTGCTGTTATGCTGTATTCTACTGCTTTCTTTTTCATTGCTCTTATGTATTTTATGCTATTTCGAATTTGTAGTTAGGATTGTTTGCTTTCATCGATTTTATGTTTAAAGATGAGTATATAAGCCTGTCACTTGTGTAAACACTTCTTGCAACTGTTCAGCATAAATATCACTCAAAAAGAAGACCTCTTTGGCCTCGGAAAAAGAAAAAGTCTTTTTGTTTAATTTCGGGGATTTGATGAATCTCATAGAATAAGTATCTTTACCTTCTTCATAAGTAATAATTAATTTATCTGCGCCAGATTTATTTTTGCTCAATTTAATAACCTGCTCTAGGTCACCAGATTCATTCTCCATGTAACCGGTAAATTTTGATCCTGTCATAACTACAAATCTATGTCTGCCAAGTTGTTCGTATAAGGCTAACATTATTTCTTTTATTTGTTCTTCTGAATGTTTCATTACTCTTATTTTACTTGTTAATCAGGATAATAAGATTCAAATTGTTTAGTAAGTAAAGCGAATTGCATACCCTCTGAATAATCTTTAAGATCATTAAAATCATCTTTATTATAGGCTCTTGGCTCCATATCGAAAGATATGTTATCATAGAGCTTACCATTCTTTACGGTGTAAATACACCAGCTTTGAAGCTCCATATTATCATCTACTAAAATGTAATCGCCATTTACCGTAAGCATTTTTTCGATGTCAGAGAAAAATGCTTTAATTTTTGATTTATCTACAGTACTCATTGCTCTTTGTCTTTTAATTGTTAGTGATGTTGTTTGTTTTAGTATTGTAAAGATACTCATTATCAGCGAGTTAACCAAATATTTACAGCGTTATTTTGCTCATAATCAAGAGTTTAACTTTTGGTAACTTGGATATTGTAATATCAAAAACGCCGACTTTCACAAGCCGGCGTACATAAGAGCAATGAAAACTGCAATTATTAATAAATAATAAGACAGTCTTCGATGCAAAGATAGAGGTTTATAGCGATCATAAAAAGTCTTTTAGTAATTCTTCGTCACTAATAAAATCATAGTCAAATGGATAAAATGTATTAGCAAGTGCATCCATATAGTCTGGCGAACGTTTGATACGTTTCTTGATTTCTTCTTTCGGTTCAATTATAATCCGTCCATCGCTTTGGAACTTCCAGTGTGTTTCGGTTGCTTCCTCCATGAGTTTGTCACAAGGGGGAATAGCCGCCCCAAAACCGTTCTTAGGGTTAAGCCAATCACGTAAAGACCAATAGCAGTAAGCTCGCATATTGGCAAATTCATATTGTCCGGTAAGGTCATGCAAGCCTTTTGCACTCTCGGAATACTTGCAAGAATAAACATTCCTATATCCGAGTTCTTCCAGTCGAGAATATACTCCAGCTCCTTCTCCTATTGTATCGATGTACGCTTTGGATTTTTTGTCAGAAAGATATATGATGTGCATTCCTGCGACATGCATGTGATCCGCTTTTCCAGCAGATTGGTGAACTTCAAATTTAGGGACATAGTTTCCGTATCGAGGGCAAAGTACACTTTCATCTCGACCCATACCAGCAACATCAGAACCAATCTTACATGATTTAGACGGTGTAAAACCTTCTTCTTGTAATCGATTCCAATTATCATTTGCAATCTCTATCCATTCATACGGAATAAGTACATCTTCGGAGACTTTTGGAAACATACCAAGTACCTTGACACGAAAAAGGTCATTAGGTCGGTATAGACCATCTTCCCACTTAAAATCACCTTCTCCTTCATTAAAATCTGCCTTCTGAATGGGAGAACACCAATTTATCACTTTATCTTTTACCCATTCATAATCTACTTGACCGGGAATGACTAATTTCCTTTTGACTACATTCTCTGCATTGAGTGAGTTTAACCGGAACTTCGCAAATCGATTGGATTTCATGGCTCGTGCGGCATAACCCGTAGTTATGTTGGGATTAAACACGATGAGTAAACGGGAATTTCCCTGTAAGTTACCTTCAATAGCATTATATGTTGCTTCTGAAATACCCGATGCTTCAGTAACGACGAACATTGTATTCACAGCGTGGAACCCAGACCATGCTTCAGTATTGTCATCACCAGCCTTAAACCCCGTCAGGAACCATTCTTCATAATTAGTCCTTATTCCGGCAGATAGAAGTCGACCGGGTAAAAACTCTGCATTTCTAAATAGTCGTGAGATTTCAGGCATCATGATGTTATATACCTGCCTTGCTGTTGGTGCAGTCATGGCAATTTTTGTATTCTTGGATAATTTGCCATCTTTCCAACGTGGAGTGAGGTACATAAAACACATAGCAGCACATGCTGCAACGAAGTCCTTACCACGAGCTGTACCTGATGCAACAGCTGTCATAGGATTGTGCTGGACAGAGGATATGATAGATTGCTGCTCGCTGTCTAAACGAACCTTCAAAACATCACGGCAAAACCTATTCCAGTCTTCTATCCATGACTTTAAGTAGCGTATGTCCTTGCGTACATGGCTCATTCCTCATCATCAGGCAATTCTTGCATCAGTTTCTCAAATGGATTGACATTCACGTTTTGCTCAACGCTTTCCACATAGCCACGTTTTTTGCCTTTTGTCTTGAGATGGAATATGATGGCCGTAAGGTTGCCTGCGTTAATCTGTTCAAGTAATTTGCTTTCAGAAAAATCGATTAAACTCTCATCAACATCTGACAGTAGTTGATTCAATTTAGGGTACTTTTTACGCCATGCGGTAAATGTGTTTCGGTCTATGCCGAGAGAAGTACACGTAGATGATATATTACCAGCTTTCTTAGTATAAACCTCAGCGACCTTTTCATACGGGATTTTCTTGTATCGTGCCATATCACAGTTTTTAAATGTTGAATTTGCTTATTTCTATTTGTTTTTAATTATCAGTTAGAACGCACTGTTTACGACCATTCGTATAAAATCATTGTACTCTATGCCATGCTCTTTCATGCACTTAGCCATATATCCATTGGGAGAAAGTCCGGGAATCATATTAATATCTATCACATATGGTACTTGGTTGGACATTCTGAAATCTATCCTAAGGTAATGTTTAGCACCTACCGCTTCAAACACTTTCTTCGCAATTCTGTCAAGTAATTCATCTTTGCAGGCAGATGCACTGAAGCTGTAATTTCGCTTTGTTTCATCCGTTTGTATGCCATCCGTGTTATTGGCATTCGTAAAAGCAGAGTATGTCTTTAAAGAGCTATCTTTCTTTGAGTATATTACAGAAGTGGTTATATCACTCCCGTCAATGTAACGTTCTATCATCGGTTCTATGCCTTGTTTGTGAAGAAATAGACATTTATTTATGACCTGCGACTTAGTAAAGCATATACTGTTTGAATCTATTCCGACGCTATTCTCGCCAAACTTTGGTTTAACGAAATATGCGAAACCTCTTTCCACATCATTGGGACCAACTGTCAGAGGAAACGGAATACCACATTTGTACAATTCGGATTTAACAGCTTCCTTATCATGAGTAAGATAGTTAGTCTGCGAAGATTCAAGCGTGGACGCAAATCCGATTCTTTCCTGAGCTTTTCTAACATGTTGATTGATGTTCTCGTCTCTTGCCCGAATAAAAGCAATATCCTCTTTCGTGAGAAAAGAGAAATCATCATCCTTATCCGCACAAAATATGTCTATTTTACCATCGGCAAAGGCTTTCTTATAATACTTATACGTGGGAAAGCTGCCGTCTTCCTCTTTACGATTCGCTATTACCCAAATCATTGTCTTTCTGTATTTCGGTTAAACGTTCCTTTGCTAGATCAAGCAGCTTAGAAAAGCATATTGCAGGAGACTTGATGTTGAATTGGTCTCCTATTTCTTTCTGCAACTTAAGCAGCATCTCCTCATTAGGTTCATGGTCTGCAATCAATACGATGTCGCTTTTCTTCGCCTGCTCCCTTATGTCCCCAAACAGACTGTCTAGTGCATCAAACGAGTTTGGGTAAAGGATAATGGAGAAAGTGAAAGTCTCCTTCATCACGGATATATCTATACCGTTCGTATCAACCGGTGTAATTTCGTCAATGTTGATGTGGGCGAACTTCTTGAACTCGATGGTCTGAATTTGTTCAAATAATTTCTTCAAGATATTCCTGTTATCTTCTCCATGTAAGGAGTTATGGGAAAGCTGGATTGCTATAATCTCATCTTTCGTAAGCTCATCTTCATCGCAATAAAGAATGCCTATCTTGGAGTAACGCAGTTTCTTACAAGCCCTCAATCTGTGATGCCCGCTTATCATCACAAATCTTCCGTCTTGTTTTTTGTAACAACACGGGACGCTACTCAATCCGGATTTGCCAATATTATCGCATAGGGCGGCAAAATCCTCTCCAGTCATTTCGTTGGCGTTCATTTCCGCCTCATCTATAAGGCTGATGTCCACCTGATCGTATTTCCATCTATTTTCGTTGCCCATTTTCTAATAGCTTATGGTACTTTTCTATTACTTCCTTATAGCTTGAATACACACCAAGTTGCCCGCTATAAGCAAGATATGATGATGTGCAATGCTCTTTCACTTTTGTATAAACACCCCGATATTTCATACTTACCGGTTTGTGGGTATAAGCACAGCTGATAACCTTCTCCACTAACTTGTGCATAGAGCGGCTCAATATTCTTTGTACTTCTTTTGTTTGTATGCAGTACAAAATAAACTTACTAAGTTTAGGAATTGCATTATTCGTGCAAAAATCAGTAAGTTGAAACAGATCATACCCATTGTGTTGTGGTAACGTGAATCCAAAACCACCCAGCGTGTACTTGCCGTACATGACTACAAAAGGATATGTGGATGAACTTACAGAATCCACTTTCTTGACATACTTCTTCTGCAATCCTTTCAAGTAACCCGGTTTTACCTTCAATATCCTTAGAGCATCCGGGTTATCTATACCCAAATCATCAGGCGGAACTATCTCATCAACGGTATCAATACTGGATGAGTATGAAGTGTTTGACTGACTGTTTATGCAAGGTTTGTTGCAATAAAGATAACGACCAGCCGACCACCTTTCGCCTCCTGAAGAATTGAAGATAGCAACTTTGTGCATATTACTAAGGTATGGACTATTGCTGATGAAGTAAAACCAAGTGTCTTTTGGCAACCTTTCCACCAATTCGTAATAGTCATTCCTTATAACGGGAATGTCCGATTCCATATCACTGTTTTCCCGTATCAGCTTGAACGCCCTCTTTAAGAACTTATCCTTACCATAGTTAAAATAGATGACTTTCTTTCCATCAATTGCTTCTTGAAGAGAGCCTCGATGGTATTCACAGGTAGTAAGCAGCGACATAAGCCTCTCACTTGACTTCTCCGTGTATTCAATGGACTCTTTTGCCTTATACTTTATCGCATCGAGAATAGCATCGTTCCTTGCAGACTGGCTCATACAGAACTTCTGCAAGCCCTTTGCATACAGAGCCAACGCAAGCTGCCTTGATGGTGTCTTGTTGTTGAACTGCTCCAGCCATTCCAGACTGTTGTTATACGTCAGCGACATTTTTCCATTGGATAGCAAATACAGCAAATGGCAATATGGGTCTTGACTAAAAATAGACACATCCATTTTATCCATGAAAAACAACTCATAGTTATATAAAAAGCTGTTTACTATGCATACCTCTTTGTGCCCATGTTCTTTCATTGCCTCATATAGAGCCGAAGCCTGTTTGGAATTGAATGCTATCGGTCTTGTTTGAAACGTTTCTATCGCATTGTATGGGTTGCCTTGATAGAGTAGCGGAATAAGCTCCTTAGGTGTTTCGTATTTCAGTCCGGTAACTTTTTTGAACTCCTCGTAGGTATGTAGTAATTGAAAGTCATTCAACGTATGATTTATGGCATAATAAAACATTCTATACGTAGAGTAAACGCAATTCATCGCCATATAAAAATCTGTTGTAGCATGATAGGTGCGAAACTCTATAGTCTTAGTCTTAAAATATGATGATATGTTAATTGCGTGACGGATAAAACCTTTCTTTGAATTGTTAGTAAATAATTCTCTTATGTCGTCAAATGTTTTGGATTGCAAAACACCATTATAATATTTTTCAGTAGGAATCGGCATGAGATTGAAAACCATTTCGTCCCATTCTGAGATATTCGCATACTTTTTGATGAACGGATAGCATACATAAAAGAAAAGAAAGATATTTTTTAATTGCTCCACCGACAAATCCCCAGCATAGATATGGACATGTGTATAGACGCTCCATTTGATTACACCTCCTGCATTTACCATAGATTCATATACACTTTTCAATTCGTGCAAATCTTTCAAGCAAAGTCTTAGCGGTGGAGTATTAATTTCGCCACCAAATCTCTTATTACACGTCCCGTCTGTGTTAACAATATCCTCATCCTTACTCCATGAATATCCTGTTGGCAATGACACTTTACTACGGTCAAGATTACACATCTCAATCTCGACACCAAATGTACGTGTTTTTATGTCTGTGCTAATATCCATATCTTGTTTCGCAAAGTTCTTCTATATACTTTTCGCAACCTAATCTCTGGATAGTTCTTCCGTTTTCTCTAAAATCTTCTCCTAAAGCTACACTTGAAATATTGATGAGAGATGTTGTAATGGGAACGTCTACGCCTATTCTTTTGGCAATGCTTTCCAACAGGATAAGACCTTGTGAAACATCTTCCGTGATGTATCTTGAACGCACTGAAGTAGGACTTATCGCCCTATCTTTGGATTCAGAGTATTCGTAAAAACTCTTTATAGGGTCACCGAGAAAACCTCCTGCGACAAAAATATCGATAGGATTACAACCTAATCGTTCTAAAACCTTGCGTTTCTCTTTATCCAAATCCAGCATAACCTTAAAGGTCGCATCATTACCACGGGCGTATGCTTCCCTATACATACAGAAGTTTCCCTTGCTGTATTCTATTCTTGGAATGCTCATTATGGATCCAACGGTATGCAAAACCATATTAGGGTTGAGTAATGCGGATTCCAATACTGAGTATTCGTTGCTGAAACCTTTATATAGTTGACGGATTCTATCCATACACTCCCCTGCTATTTCTTTTTGGAAGATAGACAATGGGCTTCTTGTAAGCCTGCACCCAACCCGGAATACGACTTCTCCGGGGACATCATCTTCTTCTATTCGTCCTTCAAGATATGGGCCAGCAGTTTCCACTATGACTGGCATTGAAGAACAGTGCTTTTTGAAGTAGAAAGATGACATATAACTGCAAATGCAAATTACAATCTGGCTCCCGTTGAGAAACTTGCTTATTCTCTCGATAAGATTTTCGTGATAGGTACTTTGAATTGTCACAATGACGACATCAGCTTTTGTTACTTTGCTAATGTCATGAGATACTTCATTGATTACAGCAGTTCTATAACTACAGTTCTCTTTCAGCAATACACGGTTATTGTTCTGACGGATTTTGTAAAAAACTGATTCTTTCGAGTGGGAGGTTTTAATCAAAGAAACGTCGTGTCCGCCAATAGATAAATCTGCTGCTATGGCTACACCTACATTACCACACCCTAACACTGTAATTTTGATAGGATCATTAGAGTTCTCTTGTCCTTGATTTAAAGGATTTGTTATCGTTTTTTCGTCCATATATTTAAGTTGTATATAACTTCATATACATTTTGTGCTAAGTCTGCCAAGCGTATTCCCGACAGGACTAAACACAAATCCAAGCTACTTGCAAGAACACTTATGCAATTCTTCGGCTTCTTTCAGTCGTGTCAGATAGCAATTACTATCACCCCGTAAACTGCACAAGCTTTAATGTTCTTGCTTTTGCTTATCGCTACTATAAGGGTTGAGCGGAAACAGGGAATCGAACCCCACTCTTTGGCTGGAATGCCAACGCTCTACCGATGAGCTATTTCCGCAAATGCCTATGCTGTCAAACCACCGCTTGCTTGGCAAATTTGACAGCACCCCATCAAACGCTATTGACGGGTGGCTAATAATTCGGGATTGTCATAAATATTACCTGCATATCTAATTCCGAACATATCTATCATTTGTCCTATTGGTTTGTTCCCAAGATTTTGAGACAGAACTTCTAATAGCACAAAAGAACCGATTTTATCACTATACACTACCTCACATAATACGCCAGCACATTCAACTAAATCATGCTCATATATTTCTTTCCCGCTCTTGTCACACAAGCCGGTGAACTGCCCAAGAGTATTTTCGTCTATTTTTTCAACGTCATTATCGTGCAACCAAGTTCCATCTCCATCTTGAACAAGCGTATAAGAATTTCTTATCCATCCCTTACCATCAATGCGCTTCCCTCTAAACTTAATCCTTCTCATACTCAAAATAAATTTGCTTGTTCGTATTTAGGTTCCTTTTTCTCAACTACTCCGAACTCTGTGATTTCAATACCAGTATTTTCTGTGATCCATTTTGCCAAAATATGGCGATGGCAGAAATCACCCGGTTTTTCGTAGCAACAAAGAGCAACGTCTTTTCCTCCGCTTAACATTTCAATTTGTTTCACGACTTGGTTCGCATCTTGGCTTGCCAATATTCTGTCGTAAAGTTTTAGGTATTCATCGTGGGAACAAGGTCCACTTACCATATAACGAGTCGGGCAAACATTCAGCATTTGTGGAATACCAGCTATAAATCTGGGTTTACCAATGGCTACGCAAATAATTTTAATTCCAGCTTCTTTCAATTTTCGGCTATTCCCGAAATACGATGTAAAAATCTTCATTTTTTTGTTCTTTTTACGGTGTAAATATATAAAAAGTATATGAAATTCATGCACTTTTAGTGCTAAAATTGTCTAAACTACCACGTTTTTATTATTTCTATGACTTTTTCATATTCTCCAGCGTGTAACAATGACGCTTCGGTATGGAAATTTATATCAGTTAATCGATATTCTATAAGTAAACAGGTATATTCATCACCAATTTTGCGATGGTTTTGATGTTTCTTGGCAAGTGATTCCAATTCTTTGCAAGATAGACAGTAGTGATTCTTGCGATTAAGATTCCGCATCTTATTAACATCTTCTTCTTTCAAATCTTCGTATGTCATGGCTTAATCCTCCTCAAATTCTTCTTCATATACAAAAATATGTTTACCACTTCCACAAATCTCGACTTCCCATTTATGTATGTTCGGCCAATATTCGATTAGAATTATGTTTCTATAGCCTTTATATGGCTCTTTCAATGTTGCTGTTCTCATTGCTCATGATTTATGTGATTTGATACTCGTTTCTTTTAGCTTAGCGAAATAATCAATCCGATCTTTGTCTTCATATCGCAATCGCTGGGAACATCTTTCTATGCTGTCTCTCTGTTTTTTACTAAGCATATCTGCATGTTTAGTCCATTCGATTGAACCGGCAGGAAGAAACTCAAACTCAGGGAAAAATTTTGTTTCATATGAAAACCTCACTATTCTAGCATATTCCCTCAAATCGTTTGTTTCTGGGTCTGTGGAATTAGGGGTCTCTATTGATTCACATATAATTACCATACAAGGCTGGTATAGAAACACAATTTTATTTGCTTTCATTGCTTTTAATGCTAAAAATGTGGATCTATATAGTGATTTTGATAATGCAACATAAGCAGAACTCCATCTTTGTAATGCTGCCCTTCTGCTACCCAATATCCATTCCTTCTTTTGGTGAACACTTTTGGTGCTCCTTCCAATTCTGGTAGGACTTCATATTCGCTGGCATAATAGTCTATACATTTGGTTTGATTGAAAGTAACCTCAATCTTGCATGGAGAAATAATTTTAGTAACTGTTGCCGCTCGTTTATCCGAGTAATAGCAGACCGTACAGCCAAGTCCAACTTCGGGTACGAGATTTTTGATTGCGTCCAACTTCGCTTTTCCCTTTTGCTCTTGCCAATCTGAGAATTTTATACCGCCGGGATATTTGCGACTTTCTATTTCGTGTAGAATAGCAAAACTCTCCTTGCTTGTTAATTTCTTTGATATTTCCATTGCTCTGTATTTTATCCGTTATACGTTGATGTTATTTCTTCTGCACGGAGTTCTTTTCTTAACTCACCGTTCTTATATATTCTTACGGCTACTATTCTAACCGTATCGGATAGGAAACGCCCGCAGTCATTAGCTAGCTTAACTTGTAATTGAATAGCTTTTGCTAAATTTTTAGTACGCTTTCTTATGGTTTTCTTGAATCCGAAAACATAATCTTCGGTATCGATTTCGAACTGGTAGGTGTCAGAGTGTAGTATCTGATTCAATTCTGCTGTCATTTGTTGTACTCTATTCATTGCTCTTATTGTTTAAGTGGTTATTTTTGATATGTAAAGATATAAATAATATATTGAATACCAATGAGTTATATCTTTTATTTCATGCGCTTAAACTTTGTTTAACTTTTTTGATTTACAGGTATTTAGCAATCAAAATTGACTTGCTTTTCTCCACCTCTGCGCTGGTATCAATTCCGAGTTGTCGATAAAACCCGGCATTGCCTGAAAGACATTCATGTGCTATCTTCAATGTTCTACGTTCTTCTTTGGAGAAACCAACTCGAAAAGTAGAGAATATAGCTAATGCTTCTTTCAAATAGCCGGAGTGGAGTAGGGATATAGCTTTACTTGTTTTGGTTTCCATAAGGGTAAATTTCGATGTCTTCAAAATCATCGTCAGTAAGGGCGATTTCTTCTGTGTTTATCATTTCTTCTACTTTCTCATGAGCGGAATCCATGTTTTCTGCTTCTACCTCCACTACCTTCGAGTAGGTTTCGATTATTCTGAATTTGTATTTCATTCTATATTCCCTTTATTTAGTTTTGAATTTTGCAATCCTGCATGATACCCATCAATCCATATCAACAATTCTGTGGGTTTCAGATACCCGCTTATCCTGTGACATGGAATGCCCCTTTCTATTACTCTATCCCCGGTAAATGATTCGTCGTGTATTACGAACGCATAATACCCATAAGAGAATGACGAAGCGGTTAGATGCATTCGATTAGCATGACAGTACTTTTCTAATTGTTTTAGGGCTTCTTTATGTGTCATAATCTGTGATTTAGAAATTATCATTGATTTTCTTTTCTGTCCGTTTAATGAATCGTTTAATCATATCTTCTAACTCATTCCTTAAATTGTCCTTGTCAAGATATGAGCAGAAAGTTTTCGCATTATCCAATGATTGTAAAATATCGATGACAGCATACGATTTTTATCCGTTAGATTTAACAATGATTATTCGTCACTTATTACCCCCCATAATTTTACTGCAAGATCATAATTCTTTTGAGCTTCATTTACTGCTTTTTTGGCATAAGTAAGAGTGTAAGAGTGTTCACGTGGATATTTGCCTGACTTTACACCTTCATGATATTCTTTGGCTTCTTCCAGCTTGTGCGCATAAAAGTCAATACTTTTCGGCATAGATAGGTTGATGGTTGTAGCACGCTTGTCCCAGTATTCGGCTTCTCTTTCATGTTCTGTTGCTTTGTCGCTAAATTCAACGCTTTTACCCATGTTTCTCCAAGCATCCGCTATTGCTTTTCTGTGTCGTCTTTCGCTATGATGTCCTATTTTAATAGGTTCTCCAAGTGAAAGAAAATCTCTGTCCTTATTTGACTTTTCGAAATATTCATGACTTTTTTTATTTGCTGATACAGACCATTCACGTCTACGTTCGGCTCTACGTTTTGCCCATTCTTGTACGTTGAATCCGTCAGCCCTTACGATGGAGTAATAATAGAATCCGTCACGCTCAAATATCAGATTAAAAACGATACTTTCATTCTCTTTTCCATACTTGGTTGTAACTAGAATTTCCTCACCTCTTTCGTGCTTTTCTTCGCACTTTGCCAAAAATACGTTTGGCGCAAACTTGTAATATGTGTTCATTGCTCTTATGTATTAAATTGCTAACTTTAATTTTTCTATATCTCGAATAAGCCTATTAGCTCTCTGCCTTTCATTGCTTGCAAAGTCCTCATTACAGATACTTTCATAGAATGCTGCATTTTCTTCTGCCTCTTTTAACGAAATCTCTTTGCGTTCTATCAAAGACTTTATTGCATCAATATCATTGCTATTAATGACTTCTTCTAAATCTGTCCTTTTTGTTAATTCGATTGTCGCTTTCATTGCTCTTTGTCTTTTAATTGTTAGTAATGTTGTTTGTTTTAGTATTGTAAAGATACTCATTATCAGAGAGTTAACCAAATATTTACAGCCTTATTTTGCTCATAATCAAGAGTTTAACTTTTGGTAACTTGAAATGAAATATGAATGAAATGGAGTATCACGGACAATAGGTTTAATCTATTGGTTTTTATTAAAGTGACCCGGCTTTTGTTTCCACAGTGATATAGCCGGGCCACCGCTCTTGTTGTTTTGGAAGAGCACGTGTATTTGGTGTATTAATCTCCACAATAACGCCCGCTTTGGTTTCTGTAATACTCTATTATACCTCTTTCCATTGTTGCGTCGAATACAACCGATTCGGGCTTTTGTTCGGATTCCGACTTTCTCATTAACCGGCGGGCTTCTTTTTCGGCTTTGCGGGCTTCCGCTTTCATCTTAAACCATGCGTTCCTCAAACAAGCACTGAATGACTGGCAGAACTCACGGCCGAGAACCGAGATAGAGCGTTTATACATTGACCATGCCATTTTGAAGAGTTGCGATTTGTTGATTTTCGTTTTCATATCTTTGTTTTAGTTTTATGATATAAAGATACAAGATATAGCTTGTATATACAATAGTTTGAACAAGATTTATCTTGTATTTAACTTTATTTATACAAGATATAGCTTGTATATACTAATAAAAAAACGACTTTTGTAACAGAAATAACTTTTAGGGTATGAGAATAAGAGATATTATTGAGCAAAAAGGTATAACTACAAAAGAGTTAGCCGAAAGAATGGGAATTAGCCAAAGTGCATTGAACCAACATATATCAGGGAATCCTTCGATTAAAGTTCTTACTTCAATTGCTTCTAATTTAGGAGTTGATATATGGGAATTGTTTATATCACCAGAAGAAGTACGCCCCAATAGCGATACTACTGTATTGACGTGTCCTAAATGTGGAGCGAAGTTAAAGGTAATTGAGTCAAAAGATTAAGCCATGAACGAGGAAATAACAAAGCTATTACTTCAATGCGACACGTTGAAAGCCCGTTTGTTGGGGCTGCGCCCATTACCACCGGATGCCCTGCAAAAGATAGAGAATGCGTTTGCCATTGAATACACCTATGAAAGCAACCGGATCGAGGGAAATACGCTCACACTGCAAGAAACGGAGTTAGTAGTGAACGAGGGGGTTACTATCGCCGGAAAGTCAATGCGGGAACACCTTGAAGCGATTAACCACGTTGAAGCGATAGACTACATAAAGGACTTTGCAAAGGGAGGTATGGAAATATCGGAGCGCACAATCAAGGAAATACACGCTATTGTGCTACATGGCATAGACAGAGAGAATGCCGGACGTTATCGGGGCGTGCCTGTTATGATTTCGGGAAGTACACATGTCCCTCCACAGCCGTATTTGATACAACCACAAATGGAGGCTTTTATGACAAGGTTTTCCGGAATGGAGGAGCAGGGCATTCACCCGGTGCTCATTGCGGCTTATCTTCATGATGAGTTGGTACGAATACACCCGTTTATAGACGGGAACGGGCGCACATCTCGGCTTCTGATGAATCTATACTTACTCCGCAACGGTTATACGCTGGTAAATCTCAAAGGCAGCAACGAGGACAAAATAAGCTATTACAAGGCACTGGAAGCCTCTCATACGGAGAACAATCCGGCAGAGTTCCAAAAGGTCGTTATACGGGCTGAAATAGAATCTTTAAGCCGGTATCTCTCAATTGTAGGATAGTATTGTCTGGATTTGAATTAAAGATTATGAATGAAGCAATGATTTCATTTGTAACTCGTTTAAGTTTATTTATTACCTAATCACGACCTAAATTTAAAGTATAAGGAGACAAAAAAGGAGGGCGTTTTGCGTCCTCCTCATTATGGGTCCTGCTTTATATGCTTACCACAAAGCAACCTTTCCGCCTATTCCCAAATCAAGGGTGGCCGTTGTAATTCCCAAAGCTTGGAATACTCTACTCATCGTGGAAAGGGTTATAGAACTTTTACCGCTCTCCAACTTACAAATTTGAGAGCGTTTCACGCCTACTTTTTTGCCTAATTCCTCCTGTGTGAGGTTCTGTTTGAGCCTTTCTGCCTTGATAGCCTCTCCAATGTAATAAGACTGCAAATCATCTTTGAGTTGAGCTTCCATAGCGTCCCTTTCGGGAGTGCCCACCTTTCCCCATACATCATCTATCAATTTGTCTGCTGGTGTGAAATTCATCTTTGCCATATCTGTTACTTTTTATCATTAAAATATTCTTTCCTTATTCTCTCTGCCTTTTCTATCTCCTTTTTAGGGGTTTTCTGCGTCTTTTTCACTATCCCGTGAGTAACCACTACCAAAGCCCCTTTCTTGGTGTCCCAGAAAGCAAACAGACGGTAACAAATTCCGTTGAAAAGCGTCCGTAACTCCCATATATCAGAGTTTTCCAATTTCTTGAAAACGTCCTTTTCTATTAGACCACTCTGCACTCTACGAATATTTACGCTATCTTCTGCTGTGCCTTGAATGGCTGCTGCCTTACAAAACTGTTCGCCTCATCGCTTAGTATTATGGTTATCGTATGCCCGTCCATATCGTTTCTTGTTATATTTACAAAGACAATAATTTGTTTCCAAATTAGCAAACAATCGTATCTGTTTTTATTCTATTTTAGAAAAATTTCTCTCTCGGCTTGTCGTTCGTCTTACTCCACCCGGCATGAAAGCTCGGAGGGGAGATGTTCAGGAAATTGGGATCCGATATATTATAAACATCGGTATCTCTTATGTTAATGTTCAAAATATTTCGTTTCATATCGCCTTAAAATCCAATCGGCCTAAATTGTCATTTATAGACTTAATGATACTTTCCTGTATCAAGGTTCCGCATTGGGTTGTTAGTTGTATAAAGTGATCTGTATCATTATCTGATACAATTCCGTACTTGTTCTTCCAGTTGCAAAAAGAGTTCTCTATATCTCGCAATCCTGCCAACATGATTAATAACTCCCTTGTCTGTCCACTGATGACTGCGTTACGCATGGTATCGACGCTACGATGTTCGATTACTTCTACTGTCTGCTCATCTTGTTTTAATTCGGTTGTTTCCATATAAAAAAAGTTTATTGTTTAACGATGTTAGGAATAGCGGGAATCCTCCCGGACACGTCCGCTACCGGTGGGATAGCTTACTTTCACAAGCGGCTGCCCCGTCTATAATTTAACAAACATATAAAAGCACCCTATTAGGGTAGGGTAACCCGGAGCGGATAAACCGCCCCTTTGGATTTATAATAACTTTATGGTTATAGCTGATATTATGCCGAGAGTTTGGTATTGAACAATTCAATGACAAACTTTCTACCTGATTCGGTCCAATACATGTGCTCTCTTGATTTCTGTACTCCGTTATCCATATAAGGGTAGGGGACATGTTTGGTAAATCCTTTACTGCGGTATTTGGCCGTGAGGAAGTAAACAGAAGATTGTCTGTATTGAACTCCCCATTCACATAGTAGTTTGTTCAGCTTTATAGCCGATACACCTAAGAATGCTGCTATCATGTTTGTCGTCACAAGTCCTTCACTCGACATGATTTCATCGTAACATTTACCTTTGGGGGCGAGGACCTTTATAGTATCGTCCTTTATGGATATTTCCTCGTCTTTTCTCTCGATGATAATTTGTTTCTGGGCATTTTCAGTTTCGAGCTGTTTTAATCGTTCTTCTCTTTTGGCAAGAGTGGCTTGTGCAATGGTTAGTGCACGTGCCATGATTTCTTCTGGTGTGTCTTCTTGCTTGGTGGAGATGTAGCCGCCTGTCTTTCGGATTGACGGAAGGACTTCACTTGTTATCCATTTGCGAAATGATTTTGCTTCTTGCTTCCTACTATCAAGAATAACATCATACATTCCGTCTTCATTAACGAATAACATTTGTTGTATGCCTCCTGTTGTTTCAAGGGGGTAAGTTGAAATTACCTCCTTACTAAGTCTCTGATTTACGCCTTTTGATGATAATCCAAGACATCTGCATAAATCACCTAAGCAAAATTTAGGATCATCGCTTGTACCGGCAGTACGGATTTCACCGAATTTAGGTGAATTAAAAATTTGAATGTTAGATTGCATATCTGTAAGCATTTAAAGATATGTTATAGGCAAACATAAAAAGCGGCTGCCATATACGCTGCTTACAGATAATGGGTTCCACTCCACAGAGCGAAATATCTACGTATAGGCAACCGCCAATATATAAAAGTATAGGCATAAAAAAAGCCCAACTTTCTATTGAGCAAATTAACCGCTTGCCCTGCGAAATGGTTTACCATTATCATGTAAGCATTACAAAAGTATTGAATTTTACGAGGTAATGCTAATTATTGTGCACAAAATTAGAGCATGGAATCTTGAAAGTGTATGAATTTCATACATAATTCAATATTATTAACCTTTGAGGGCTATTATACGATTTCCTAAGGCAGTGAATCCTAAGGCGAAATTCCGTTTAATGCACAATTACAATATATGCAAATAATGAAGTGCCCCCAAAAGTTGTAACAGAAAAGGTGAAAAGAAAGCGATGAAAAATTAATCTCACCGCTTTTTATATGCCTCAAAATAGACGTGTGTAAACAAATGCCAAATTAGAGTTGTACAAACATCAATTCTTTAAATCAAAGGAATTATCCGTATTTTATCGAGCAAGCCACAAACAAGGCCATAGCGCCGAATATGGCACTTGCTACTGCGATGACGGTAGTTATAATCCATTTCCAGTCTATGGGATTGCGCAAGTTAGGATTGGTGGCAAGATAAATTTTTCCATATTTCGTTATGCGGACATCTTCAAGTTCATGCCCCTCGTTCCATAGACCTTTGACAAGACCTAATCTTTCCAACGAGTCTACGCACGAAATGAATATATGGTGCGGATAAGTGTTTGGGCAGACAATCCCGCTGCTGATTAAACGCAACACTTGCTTCTCCTGTTTTGATAGTTTGATTTGCTTCATGGTTGCCACTATTTATCGTCTTTCCTGAATGGATTGAAATCTGGGTCTTCATCTTCATCGATAATGCCGTCAAGGTACATATTAGTATTGGCTTCATCTTGCCAACGCTCAAACACGGCACGGTCGGCCTCGTCCCAGCCGGTGCGTTCTTCGGGTGTCATAGTAGCACGCTGGGCTTCGATATGCTTGATTACTTCTTTTTCTTGTTTCCTTTCCTCATCAATCTCTTTAATTACTTCCTCGATAGAAGAATAACAGGATTTGGCATAGCAGCATTCTGTACCGCCATAGATAAAAGTAACGGTTTTTTCCGTTTCGCCGATTATTTTATATTTCTTCTTCATTGCTCTACAAGTATTATTCTATAAGTGCCATCTCCTTCTATCCTACGTTTCTTAACCAAGAACTTAGTTCCTTTGTCAAACAGAATTTCATGTTGATTTTCAAGTGTAAATATACCATTAAATTCTGATATTTTGCTGATATTGCGTCCGTTTTTGCTTTGTATCTCAAAGATTACACGCTTGTGACTCTTGGGTATTCCGGCATGTGATATGAACTTCATAGGTGTATCCATGTAAAGGCTGGACGAAATGAAACCCTTATCGGACACTACATCGCCGATATGGTCAAGGAACCGTTCTTGAAGTTTCTTTATGCTCATGGTCTCTCCACGATAAACAACACCTTCATATTTGGGGAGCCTTGATAAGGCTTGACTTATCAGACGGCTTGCCACGTCCACATATTCATCTTCCGTTCCATTGCGTAAACGGCGGTTAATTTCACGACTGGTAGCCCACTTGTTGCCAGAGGAGATGGCTTGGGTATAGGCATTGACCGCAGCCTGCTGCACTTCGGGAATATGCGGATAGATCTTGTTGTAATACTCTACACGGCTCATAGCAAGATTTGTCCTGCGCTTTCGAACAAAGGTTTTCTCTGTCTTGTTATAAACATTTACCTTAAAGTCCTCACGAATATATTTATCATTATCACGAATAAAATAAGGTGCGCTGTCCCAACTCTTTGCTCGCTGTATATTTTCGTTTATCCACTTTTTGAAAGCGTCCGGTACGTCTTTAACTTCGTTCACGCTTGCTGTCGTGGCTTCATTCCGACCGTCCCATTCCCAAAATTCTTCTTCGGTTTTTAGAATGGGTATCTTGTAACACCGGCAAAGGGGATGCCAACCGGTCCATTGGAAGTCTTTCGGGTACTTCCCGGCTAGTATATCGCAAATGTCTTGGAAAGGATTTCCGTTGCAAGTATGGTTGTTGCTTAATTTGATTTCATATCCCACCACGAAGTCCATCTGTTGCCAGCGTAGGTTTTCTGCTTGGCGGTATGCCATATTGATTTCGGAAGCAGCCAAACGGATAGAACGATACTCGCAATCCATTGCCCGTGAAGCTTTTCCGAACCTTTCCTTGTAATCTTTTTGTAGTTGCGGAAAATCGAGCAGATATTTGGAGATTTGCTTACTTAATGTAATTGCACTCGTACCTTTCTGAATGGCACATGATATGGCTTCTTCAAGTTCCTGTTTATACAGAGTCGATTGATTCCACAACTTATCTGATATGGTAAATCCTTTATCCTTACGTTGCTGAAACGCTTTCAATGCATCATTATTGGGCTGGTATAGGATTTCGTATTTCTCCTTTCCTATGGTTGCGCCATAAGTTTGCAATACTTTGTTGGCAAGAAGATCTTGAACTTCGTTGCTGTTTTTCCATTCTTCAGAAGTGCCACTATATATTACGGCTCCGATGTCCTCAACGAACCTTTCTTGTAAGTCTCTTATCCGTTTTCTTGTTTGGGGATAATCCGACCACATAAACGGCCTATCACTATCAATGGTAAAATCGGTAATTCCGACTATTTTAGCCGCCTCTAAATTCAAATCCTCGTATATGGATTCCACAAGCATGACGTATTTGGCGAGCCGTTTATTCAGCTCGCCGTACTTGCGTTTCTGATTTGGAGTTTTTGGCTTTGCCATTGCGTATTATTTATTTTCAACCCTGTCAGGTGCTGGCATTTCCAATAAACGAATAGCTTTAATTGTTTCTTTACCCTCTAGTATTGCTTTACATAAGCGGTGGTATCCATCGGCGATTTGTCCTACATCATCAAGAATAATAGGATATTCAAGAGAACATTGATTCACCCGTTTGCACTGAAATATAAAACTATGAAGTTGATTACACTCAAACGGCTCTGCTGTCAAGTCAATATTCCATAAGGGCATATCAAGTATAGGGTATTCTTTTACTTTTGCAAAGTCATAGAGTGTTTGGGCTGTCCAAATTTTATCTCCACGGTGGTATTCACTTTCAGCGAAAGTCATATTATCAACTGGAACTTTCATTTTACTGTTCTTTCTTGATGTACACTTTGATTTCACCTCTCACATGGATCTCGTCCCCAACCTTGCAGACTGTATATTCAATCAAATCTTTTTGATTGATGGAGTTGATGATTGACTTGCGTATCTCATTCTTGGTTTCACAGACAAGCATTTCAACAGCCTTACGGTTGGACCACCCTTCGTCAACTTTATTCTTCTTTCGGTAATCCTTGATTTCTTTTTTAGTCAGGACAAGGCAGACGCCAAGCTTCCTTGCTTCGTAGTTATCAACACTTTCAATATTGCTCAATCTTTCTTGTGGATTGATTTTATAAGATAACTTAATGAGCCACATTGATATTCTTTTTCTCATAATGTTTCAGTATTTAAATTGCTGACTATCCGAATATATTGTCGACCCTGCTTTGTGAAGTGATAGTCTCCTCTTGCCGTATCTGTTCCAATGTAGCCTGCGCGTCATTGCTATAACCTGCCTGTTGGATAGATTCAAGCTGAGACATGACTGGTTTTCCGCCATTAAGTTTCAATAAGCGATCTGCTGTGGCATCTTCATCTTGTTGTATAAAGGGGGTAATGATATGTTCAATCTCTATATTATCAATTTCGCTTGCCCATGATGTGTTCATGTGCTTCAAAAATTCTTTGATGACACTTGCCTCACGTTCGAAAAGCTCAATCCATGAGCCGCTTTCGTCTCCAACCTTTAAGTGGGCGTCAGTCAAAAGCATTTGTCTGGCATCGTAACCTATGTTCCCCAAAGACTTCATGTTGTCAAAAGAAACGTCCGGCATCTGCGATTGCATCCAATAGAGTTTAAGCAGGGTTTCCACGTGATACTTCAATGCTTCGATAGATTGCGACCATGATACATACGATACGTCTCCATTATATTCCACACGGTAAACTCTACGGCTTTCTCCCTTATCTTCTCCACCTTTTATACCTCCGGCTATTTTCAAAATTGGTGCTGAATTATAGGCAATCACGTCGGAGTTACGAGAAAGTGTATATTCCAATTCTTTTCGAATACGAGTTAATCCGTGGTATATAGGTACAGGTCTAAATGCGTATGCACCGGGTATTTTCATTAATCGTATTTGTTCAACAGTACCGACAGGTTCCCAACCTTTACCATTTTGTTTCCATTTATAATGTTTGTCCGATGTGTATGTCTCAAAATAAGTAATTTCTTCGTCCTTTACCTTTTTGGTGTATTCAAAGGACATTGCAAGCATATCGTCAAGCTCGTCGATCAATGGATATAGTTTTACTCCCTCCATTGGCGAGTATGTCTTGCATTTTAGCTTATACTTACTATTAAAACCATATAATGTATTGGGCTTTTCTACTACGTACCAAATTGTGAAAATTTCGCATGAGGCGAAATACGCATTTGCACGTTTAATATTTTCTGTATCGATTCGGGCATACTTGTAAATTGCCTCTATAGCCTTTGCTATCTGTTGGCGGACTTCAAATCCTTCTGTGTTGTGGTAGATACGTTTTACAGGAATGGCAAACATGAACTCAGTCATACGCTTTGTAAGTAGCTTTTCAAGGCCAATGTAAATGCGTGATGCTTCTTCTTTTGTCCCGTCTTTGCGTATTTTATCTTTTCGTGTTATAGTATCTTTGGCTATTTCATGGAATGATGGTTCATACGCTTTAATAAGAAATTCCCATGAAGGAACACAAACGGATTTTCTTTTTAAGTCATTGATAATATTATCAACGGGTCGGGCACTGTTTAATATAGCGGTTATTTCGTCCATGATTGTATAATTGTGCAGTGCATCTTCACACTGTGTATTTATTATTGATTTCTAAGGAATTTGTTTACAAAATATACTTGTCCTTTTCCGGTTATTTTCGGTGTTATAGTGGTATGTAATACGCCACCATTACCAGACCGTACTCCTTTTTTCAACTCAAATAATCCTTGTTCAATATATTGCTGATTGGGGATATTGTACCGTTCACCATGTTTCCCAAGATATCCGTTTTCACGCAGCCATGCGAATAACCGCTTTTCTCCGATTGGATAACCGTTCTGAGCAATTAATTTAGCAAGTTCTCCAATCAAGCAAGAAGTATTAGAAGATTGAACCGCATTCGTAAATGCAACTGACGGTGCGGCTTCAGCTACTTTTTTTTCCGCTTCAATGCGCTTTTGGCGTTCTTCTTTAATTTGGGTAGCAAGTTTAATTAAATAATCTGGAGATAAAAGAGCCTTTTCAAGTGTTTCGTTTGTCAGGTATACGCCATGTTTTCGGATAGAAGGGAGAACTTCACTTGTCACCCATTTGCGAAACGGCTTTGCTTTTTCGCTGTCACTACGAATTATCACATCATATAAACCGCTTTCTGTTATAAATGTAACTTGTTGATTTCTACCTAACGAATCTATGGTGTCCATTTGGCGGACATCATCTTCTTCAAGTCTTGACCTGACATTTCTTGCGTTAGTAATGCCTATAATACTGCACACATCTGCCAAGCAAAACAATGGCTCGTTACTCTCACTCATTGCAATTCTTACTTTTCCGAATTGCTCATTCTCAAAAATTTTAATTTCGTCCATAGGCATGTTTCGCATTACTTCATACGATTTTTTTTCAAAAATAGTAAAAGTGAATGAATTTCATATACTTTTAAGACTAAATTTGTTTAATCTACTATATTCGCCAGTTTTAGTGTTTTCCTGCATTCTCCGTTGAGCGGCAAATTTGATACAGATACAGTAATATCGCTGACACTCCTTTCAGGTAGCAAGATTTAAGAAATGAAATATATAAATATATTTCTTAAACTCTACTGTGAGAGAATCAGCGATATTTACTGCCTTTATTGCTATTTTGAATATACATTAAATCTCACCTTATTCCTACTTCTGAAATTCACTATATCTTCGATCATTCTGATATAATCATCGGAATTTACACATGGAGTGAAAGCACGGGGATTGAGTTTTATTTTCTTTAATACGAGCTCATTGTCAAAGTCTTCACATCGATATAGCTTTATAATAGCTGCTACAAACTCCCTTCTCCTGTATATTGGTGAACTCTGGTTTTCACAAAAGGGTTTATAAGCCATTACCATATCTGCTAGTTTGCATGAGGTTTCAAAATCTTTTATAACAAAAAGACCTCTTCGTATGGCACTATGGTTTAGGTGTCTCTTTTTATCATAATCACAAGTCAAAGACATTCGCAAGAAAAATTCGCATATAGAGATTGGGAAATCTGGATACCTTTTTTGAAACTCCATTATCTTCACATACTCTTTTTTACCTTCATCTGCATAGGATTTAACAAAGTCTTTTTTTGCCAATTCCGAGCTTCCATATTATACATACGCACCTGCTCAACGCCGTATCCTTCTACTATGATGTATCTTATAGGTTATGTAGTTCCTTTGATGCAAGAAAACGGTTTTGCCCATCTACTAAAACTACTACTGTCTTTGCCATAAATGCAATAATAAAAATAAAGAAAGCCACCCACAATAGATGGCTTAGTATAAATCTGGCATAATGCCCATTGTAATCACGCTTAATGCGCATGTTTAAGGTTCAAGGTAAAACCCTTAAATTTTCATATCAAACGATATGACGTTGCAAATATAAGTATTCCAGTTAATAAAACAATCATTTTTAATGACTTTATTTGTTAAAATATATATATCAGATTTATTCGTCTTACATAATTATTTCAATATCAACTCTCTTGGTTCTTTATCCTCCCATTTTACTTCTGGGAATAAACTGTCACTTAATACAACAACAGTAGTATTTTTGTCTCTAAATCCCCATGTACACTCACGTTTAAATGGTTTAGTTGAGTACATAAACAATTTTCCACTTTCGTCCCTTGCTATCCACATAGCTTGCTTCTCCTTAATAATTTTATCATTTATAATAAACTGACCTCTAATTTCTGTTGGCAAAATATTTGTGATATTCGCTCTATGTTCTTCACCATGCATAGATTTGAGCAACGGGTGTATTTCTTTTGGCATAGGAGCGGGACAATCTTTGCAATGTACTACCATTACAAAATGTTGTTTTTGTCCATTCTCGTCCTTACTACCACAGCATTCACAATGAATAGGATAATAGAAATAAGTCCTTTCTAATGGTGCTTCTTTGCCACAGATTTCACATTTACCAAATTCAATTTCTCCCATGATTATTCCAAAGTTTAACTAATTGTTTTTCTGTATATGGTTCTTTTATACCCATATTTGCATTCACATACCATATTCCTATGGAATCAATAAGTATGAATCTATTTACATCTACCCGGTATATCTCATTATCGGGGTATGCTTCCTTTACAGCAGTTGTACAGTCTCCATTTGTATAGCAGCTTGTTAGTATAAGCGATACTAATAAAAGCAATAAAAATTTCTTCATATTTACTCCTCCCACTCGATTTTAACGGTATCAACATAGTCAAATCCTACTACGGAAGATTTTTTTGCTTCCTCTTTGGTCGGGTAAATACTTGCCATGCAAGGGATTTTCTTTCCTACATTATATGATTTATATACATTCACCCACCCCTCTTTCTTCTGGGGGAACATCATGAGGTCGTATTTATCAATCTGGTCGACAAAAAATCTACCATTTTCAAGATATTGCAAAACAGTTTCTTTATTACAATCGTATATTAAAGCAACAATTGGTTTATTACATTTTGCGTCAAAGCAAATAATCCTTGCCTTTCTACCATCTCTCGTGCAGACTGGTTTGCCTGCTTTGGCTGCTTCAAGGTCAAATTCTTTTAAGTTCAATTTCTTTTCTTCCATATCTTCTTTGTTTTGTTTAATTTCTACATAGATTCTTGTGCCTCTATTTTTGCATGTACCACCACTTAAACATGCTCCTCCTTTTTTGAAGATACAGAAGGCACAGCCTACGTATCCAGTTACAATTGACTGTACTTTCTTTCCATTTATAATTTCAGGTTCTCCTACCTTTTTAAGTTTCTTGAAGATTACAGATTTACCATCTTTTCTATAACATGATAAACATTCTCCTCTTATCTCAAATACATCACTACAATGAATATCACTCTTGGTAGCTAAATCACAATTCTCACATCCAAGAGATTTTGTATGAATACACTGATACCATTCTCCGTTGTACTCAAATATTTCTTCTACTTTTCTTTCCATATCTTACTGTATTTTAATCGTTCAAATTCAATTATCTCTTTATCCCATAGTTTGGCCGCAAAATGTTCTAACTGGCAGCCTTTGGATTTTTCCCAACCGGGGCAAAGACATATCATGTCGCATTCCATAAGCGCCTTTATATCGTTTCCCAGAAGTTCATGATAGGGTTTGTCCAAATCGGGGTTTACATCGAAGTCTATCGGTGTGACGACACGGTAGCCTTCCCCTTCGAGGACTCCCGAAACGTATAGTATTTCACTTTCCACTTCATCGAAGTCCCTGCCGGTGATGGGTAGGGAGATGTAGATTTTCTTTTTATTCATTTTCAATGATTGCTTTATAATATTATCTGTTATCTCCATTTCCGCCAATCACACCCCTTTGTTTCCGGGAAGCTAATTTGGTATAGTTCATTTCTCCGATTTTTTCAAGCGTATATCCTAAGTCATGTGAGAGGGTAGCGATATACCAAAGCACATCGCCGAGTTCCTTTGCCAATTCGCATTTTATGCTTTCTGAGAAATCTCCGTTGTGGTCTCGTAGTACCTTTTTTACTTTATCCGATACTTCGCCGGCTTCTCCAGTCAGTCCGAGTGTCGGGTAAATTATGTTATATTCTCTCCGGTATTGAGCTGTTTCAAGTGCCTTTTTCTGATATTCATTCAGTGTCATTTTTATTCTCCTTTTTAGTTATAATATTGATTATCTCATTATGTTTGGTATTAAATCTTTGATGTATGCCCTGCGAACTATATTTACATCACGTAAGAAGAGGAAAAGACCTTGTTCGTCCGTAATCATATTTCATTTTAAATCGAATATCTTGCTTGAATCCCTAATAGAATCAATAGACATCTTGGCACTCAATTGCTTCATAAATTCAGCAAAATCCATCGCCCGATTCCAACTAGACCATCTATGAGTAATCTCTACTAGTTCAAAAGCATTTAGTAATACCAATTTTTCGTTTTTCTCTTTCAGATCATTTAACGCATTTCTTACTCTGTGATAAAATTTGTCATTATATCTTTTTGCGTTATATGGTTCCGCACCTTCTCTTGGTTCAATACTACGATATTTAACCGAAAACGAAGGAAGTTTGTCTTCCTGAATCGCATTATACACATCAATTTCTACCGGTCCATAAGGCATAGCATAGAAATTATCGAATATATCCAAAAGGTCATCGCCTCCTTCTTCCTTAGGAGCAGCAGCCAAAAACAGCAGCTTCATGGCTGTAAGTTTAGGAAACGGCTTGCCCTTAATCGTTTCATGATTATCCCGCCACTCCTCAAAAAGGTGGAGCATATAATCAAATGCCTTTATTTTATCTACTTCCATAATTTCACTTTACCAGTTCGAAATCATACACAAATACATAGGGGTTTCTCTCCCATGTGCCTTTACCGCTTACTTTATCAATTAGAATTTCGTAGGCATCTTGCGGTGTACAATAAGGTTGTATATCATTTGGAACATAGTATGCGTCCATAAAATGAGTATCTGCACTACCGCATTGCCCCTTTATTATTCCCTCTTTCAAACAATCTTCATCTGAAATATCTTGTAACTGTTCAGCACGTACATTGGTTATGCGGATTTGGTGTGGCATTAGCTCTGGCTTCACATACATTTTATTTGTCCAGCCTGCACCGTTTGGGAATAAATTGGGATTGCACTCATCATTGTAAAAGGAATTGTAGCTTTGAGCGACGGCTACGATTTCACCGACTTTATATAGGAGTCGGAATATGCTACCACCTTCCAGCTTTGCTCCATAACCACAGAGCTCACAATAAACACTACCATCTTTGCTGACAATCAAACTCATGGGCTTGTCCTTCCAAAATGCAGATTTATACTTACGATGTACAGCAGAACAGTCCTCCGGTTGTGGATTCATTATCCGCCTTGTCTGAGTCTTTCTTCCTTCAAGTACGGCTTGGGTCAAACCATACTTATCTGAGAACATAATTTTTTTAGCCATATTCTTTTCTTTTTAAGTCTTTCAACCTCTATTCCTCCTTTAATCATCTAACTATCTTTTTTTATATACATAAATTTAATATCAGACTTTTCTCTCATTTTTTTTATTTCTTCGATAATAACTTTTCTAATAAACCAGTATCCACCTGTAAGAAAATAATTTAAACCGCTTACTATTTCTGACTCATACCTCGTTCCTTTATAGATAACTCTATAATATCCACTCCATCCACCATCATGATATTCAAAATTTTGTAAAATATCATTCCTTAATCTTTTCAATAATTTAATCTTCATATCTTATTCCTCCTTTATAATTTCTTTCATGAAACAAATCCAGTGTGTATTAGAACGTTTGCCGGATATATGCCCGAATATTGGTTTTTCAGGTGTGAGTTTGAGAACTTCCGACACTTTGATGTCGGTCTCGTTCCATTTGAAAATCAAAAATCCTCCGGGTTTCAGGACTCTAAAACATTCTTTAAATCCCTTTGCCAGCATATCACGCCAATCTGAATACAGAGCTCCGTATTTAATTTGTTGGTAGCCTGTTGGCGATGCTTTTTCGTTCAAACTTCCGTACATATCTGCCATCTTTGACTTTCCAGCATTCCTTAATAAGTGAGGCGGATCGAAAACTACCATCGAAAAAGATTTATCCTCATAGGGCATATTTGTAAAGTCGGCTTGTATGTCGGGATTTACTTCAAATGATCTACCATCGCATAAATGAGTAGAGACCTTTCGAATGTCTTGAAAAAGAACTCTTTCGTCATGTTTGTCGAAGTAGAACATCTTTCCCCCACAACAGGCATCTAATATCGTTTTTCTCATTGTGCTTTCTCCTTTAATGCTTTGTCATTACATTCTTTACAAAAAGTGAATATTTTCCCGTTTCTAAAAATCACTTTAATACCCTCATGTCTCAAAGAAGTAGGTGACGGTCTAAAAGTGTAATTCTTAAACACACGTCCGCATAAGTCGCACGAGACTTCATACCATTTGCGTATCATACATGCGCTTTCTTCAATTCCGCAATGAGGGCATCGGCACATTCTATTGCATATTGCGCTTGTGCCATTGTATTTTTGAATCCTGTTGTGTCATTGTTATGTTGTTCAGCAGAAGTCATCATATCTTTGGCTATCTCGTACCTACGTTGCTCCCAATCAATAGTCTTGCATGGTTCTTCTTTAATAAATTCAAGTTCTGATTGCACGTATGTACACCAACTACGCTTGTTATCAACATATTGACGCTCCACTCCTCTTTTGGTGATAATATTTTCTGTCTGTGATACCTCTATGACTTCGCCAGTCGATTTAATTTTTGCTTTCATTGCTCTCCTCCTTTCTTAAGTTCGGTTTCCATATCCGTGTACTTTTTACTCTTATTTCCATTAACTCTAATAATGCCTTTCTCAAATCTCTATCCATGCCTGTGCCGGAAACATTCTCGAAATAACATTGCCATACTTTCTTATGGCTGTCGAAAATGATTAACAGGTCGTGTAACCCGATTGTCGGCTTATGAGACAGTATCTCCGATACAATGTCTTCTAGGGGTTCTGTTGGTGATTCTTTTTTCATAACTTATTGTTGAAATAGTCTTACCCGTAGCCTAATTACTGTATGATCTACATCTAACAACCCTATCCTCATAAGTCACTGAGATTAAAAGTTTTTATTTCCTCCTCGGTGAACCAATATTTGACTTTGAGAGGCCTTATGCTGTAAAGCATTTCGTCGTAGCTATTCCTATTGTATATCTCGTCTAATCGGCTATATAGTTGCTTAGCTCTGTCTATGTCTTCATAGATAACTCGCTGAACTTCTTCATGGGAACAGTTGATAATATGCTTCGAGAAAACATATACTCGGTCATTCCTTATGTCAAGATAAATAAATATTACAAGCGTAATAAAAAGAATGGCTAATCCCGCTATCAATGTTATTTCCATGTCATTTCTCCTTTCTTAATTTTACTTCAAATCATTCATTTCATATCCCATGTTAAACAGCCATTTGAGCTCTTCCCATTCCTCGAACGTGAGGCTGGTGGTTCTGATTCGTTCCCATTCCCGTTCCTTTTCCTCCTTCCGTTTCTTGTCCTCATAGAACCGCAATAGTTTCTCTCTGTCGGCTCTGAACTCTCGAAGAGACCTTGTTATCACCATAGGGTCGAAAACTCCGTAGAACGTCCCGTAAAGACCTTGCTTGAACCGCTGGAAGAATACCATGAACTCGGTGAGCTTAAAACGGCCATAGCCTAAGATAATTGTCCGTGCCAGTTCGATAAAATCTGCTGGTTCCATGCCATTTCGAACTTTTGAAAATTCAGCGAGTTCAAAGAGCTGTATGGACAGCCATGATTCAGCTACGCTATCTCCAAATGTCCGGGCAACTCTTGAAATACTCGGTGCATGTCCGGTGAAACAACGCTCCTCGTTTTTGCAGTATTCCGTCTGCTTGTCTGGGCTAAAAAGGTAGAGCAGATTCTCCCCCGTCTTGTAAGTTGCCAGTATCTCCCGTTGCCAGCTTGGTGGCGATGGCTTTTGCAAACTCTGCATATCGCTCCTGTTTGGTCTTGGAATTAGGTTTTTGATGGATTCCGGATTGCTCATCTCGTGCTCGTTTTAATTCAATTCTTAACCAGTTGGCAAAGTGTTTTTGTGCATCGCTGACGCTTTTTCTTGCAATACCCTCGTTTTGAAGTTTACGGATATATGCCTCGATATATAATCTTGATTCGTTCTCGTCGATGTGGTTGTTCATCGATAGCGTTTCTATCCACGTTTGATTTGAGAGTAGTTCTTCACGCAGTTCTGTCAGTGGCTTGTCAACGTCTTTGCCAAAATCTTCTTCTTTTTCTTTGCTTCTCGATAGAGAAGTTTCTTTTAAATCATTATCATTATCATTTTCATTATCATTTAAGCCCCCACTGGCTCGTTTGGCTCCCACTGGGTTATTTGGGGTCGAGTGGCTCGTTTGGCTCCCACTGGACTTTGATTTAACCGTTTCAGAGTTCTTGTCATTACCTCCTTTACGCCCGTTGTTCCGGTTTCTCTCGACAATGCCCTGATATTTGAGTTCATCTATCTCGAATTGATTCTTGAAAAACTCAAATGCCATTTCAATGTCCTCCTCTACCGTAACCTCCTCGCCAAGTTGATATTTGAATATTGCTCGAAACAGCCTGCCCAGTTGTTTGTCAGATAATCTCGATATGGGTTTGTAAAATGATTTATAAATCAAAAAGCTGTCTTTCATTTATTCTTAATATTGATAGTTATTCTCTTTTCGTATCATACTTTTCAATTATCATAATTCCTTCTTCTGTTTTATCTCCGTAAACGATATGACAGCCAAACTCATGAACCAATATATCCAAATCTTCTATGGTTTCTATCTCAGTATAGAGATTAAGGGTATTGGTATCTATCATTTCCCTTATAACTGGCAATCTTGACTCAAACAATGAATCTTCTAAACTTCTTAGATAGATGTCTCCTCGTTTAAAGGTATTCATGCTCGATGTTATTAATTTCACCTTTAATGTTTTTGATTTATCGGGATCGTCATTATAATAAAAACGAGCTGACGATAATTGATTGAAATTAACAATAACATGATTATCTTCTTGGAATTTCTTTATTCTATTATGAATATCTACATATTGATCATAGTTGATAATAGACTTTATAAAAAGGTATTCCAAACATAAATCAGATATAACTAATTTTTCTCTGTTTAATTTGTCTTCCGATTCCATATTAAGTTTCAGTAATTGAAAATGCCCACCCGTTCAGGGTCTTGTGCTTGTCAATCTCACCGGTTTTGCATAGCTCGTTTATCTCAGATTTGAGTGACCGGATAACCACCGACTGTATTTCGGTAAAGCTCGCTATGGAGGGCTCCTTGTTATTCTTTTTCTTTTCCTCGACTATCGAGGCGATGATGTGCTTGATGTCTATCATACGGCTTGTTTCTGTTGTTTTTCACGCAAGAATTTGTTGATGAAGTAGATTTGACCTTTACCGGTTACCTTCGTAGTGGTCGTTACCAGTATTGTGCCGTCGGGCTTGTTGATGATCGTTTTCTTTATCTCGAAGAGATTCATCTCCATTGCCCGTTGGGTAGGAAGGTTGTAATTCTCACCTGTCTTGCAGAGGTAGCCCTCATCTCTCAACAGTTGAAACAATCTATTTTGCCCTATCTTGATTCCGTTTTGATTGAGGATTTTTGCCAGCTCTCCAATGAGGCAGGAGCGTTGTGATGTCTCCACCGCCTCGGCAAACAAAACTTTGGGGCGGTTGGCTTCTATCATCTTCTGCTGTTCTTCTATTCGGGCTTGTTGTTCGGCGGCCAACAGGAGGGCTTCACGGAAAGAGCCGGGGACGTGGTGTCCTCCACTTTTTATAGTCTCTTCCATCTGGTTAAAAGCGTTGATGTAGTCGAGTTTGAATTTGAGAGCCTTTTCGCCGGTGAAGCCCATAGCCAGCAAGGTGAAGCCGTCACGTGTCATTACAACAATACGAGAATGCCGTACACCTCCATTCGGTTGTGGAATTTCTATTGATGTGTCAGCAAAATATCCTTTACATTGATTTTCAGCCATTTTACAGTATAATGCGTCAATAGCCTTTAATACATCGCTATGTTCTTTCCCGAACTTTTCAGCGACCAACAAACTGTTTGTCAGTGCTTGGTTGTTCTGACCTTTGAATACAAGATTATTCATAACTGATTAAGATTTGATTTTTCAAGATTATTCCCTGAAATTCAACCTATGCAAGAAGGTGAATTTATGATGTTTTCGTTGTGGCAATATGTGCACATAGATGTCATTGGCGAATAAACCCTACCGCACTTAGGACATATCCAGCCCTGCATACCGACAAATGTCTGCGCTTTTTCGCGTCTCGTCATCTCAATAGCTTTTAAGGCATTATCTTCTGAAACTCTACGGTATATATGCCCGCCTGCGCAATCTTCTACGCTTACCGATTTTATAAATTCTTCTGCTGTCATATCATTTGTTTATTTTAGATTCAACGACTTTGTATTTAATGGGCAATCCGGAGCAGGTGATGGCGAGCAGGGCAGAGTCCCTTTCTTCTTGGTTGCTGCGGGGTCTGTTAAACTCTATCCCGCTCATCTGGCACAACCGCTTCAATTCTTCATGGGTGATCTTGCCGTCTTTCCCTTGCCAGCACTTACGCAAAGGGGATTGCTCCATGACTTGTATTCCGTAATGACTCAGCATTTCGACTATCTTGCGACCGGTCTCTTGGTTGCGACCTACATGCTCGCCTTTCTTGGCTGCGCTCGCCCGTGTGTCTTTCGGTGACAAATGCCAGTTGGATTTGTTCTTCCAACCTGCCTCGACATATACCGCCACTCGTTCATCGTTTTTCTTGCAGTGCTCATGAAGTTTTTTTATGCCCTCTACCAACAAGGGGAATGGGCAAACACTCATCTCCATTTTCATTTTCCTTGTGTCCAATACGGAGTAGCCGCTACGCTCCACGTCGGGGTCTATCCCTATCAATACATCGTATTTGAGTTTTCTGTTGTATGTGGCCTGTTCTTCCATTATATTTTGTCTTTTTATCAGAAAAGTTTCTTTTGTATAGATTCGCATGATTTGTCCGTGAACAGTTTTCGGAATATGTGGAAAAGGACATCTACGACGATACTGTTACCTGCCATCACATATTGCCTGCTGTCGCTTATTCCCGCATTTTGAATCTTGTTTATATCCGATTCGCTGACACCCATTAACCGGAAACATTCTCTCGGTGTCAGCCTTCTTATCTTTTCCAGACACAGAAAGTTATTTTCCTGCCATGAGTTGCTTGTTATCGCAGGGCATATCGTGTATGTCCCTCCTTTGTTAAATCCTCTGCTGCGTTGTATTATCTCGGGTTCCGAATATTCCCCCACGATTATCGAATTGTCGGTCGGACTTAATGCTCCATTAGCTCTCAGACAATTGGCTGTGCCATCACCTGTTTTAGGTAACCATAAAAAGCCCGTTCCTTTTTTTACGTGAGCGATGTTGTGTCTTATGAAACCTTTTATCATCTTCTCGCTCAAAAAATACTTTTCGTCCACGTCGCATTCGAGAATGTCCCTCAATCTCTTTTCAATGGGTAAGGGTTCCGGAAAATAATACGATTCCGAGTCTCGTATCGAAATCATGAATACTCTTTCCCTGTTATGGGGAATGCCGTAGTCTTTCGCATTCAGAACCTTCGTATGGTTCGTGTACCCTAATTGGGAAAGGTATTGTTCCCATGCCGATAAAAAACACTTGTATTTCCTTCCGGTAAGGGACTTTACATTTTCCATGAGCAGGTATTTCGGCATCTTGGTCTCTATCGCTTTCTCGCATTCCCATAACAGGCTGCTGCGTGTCCCGCTGCCTTTCTCCAATCCCGCTTGCTTTCCGGCCGTTGAAATGTCCGTGCAGGGGAAAGAATATGTGAACAGGTCGAAGTCGGGGACTTTTGCCCAGTCTATATGGCATATATCCCCGAAGTTCCTGTCTCGGTATTGAGGATATACGGCGTTATGGGCTTGTATGGCGTACTTGTCGATTTCCGACCAGCCGACCAGATCGTAACCGATTCCGAGCCGGTCGAGTGCCATGCACTGACTGTCATATCCGCTGAATGCTGTAAAGACTTTTAATTGCATATCTTTCTCTTTTTGTTCGGCAGGCGGGACTCGAACCCGCATGAGTGGTGTTTTTGCGTTTTCCCGGTCAGTCCGGTACTTCCTAAGATGCCTCGCAGGTTGCAGGTTTGGATAGTGACTGTTATCCTGGAATTTTTCACCTTACATCTTGATTAGCGTCTGCCAATTCCGCCACTGCCGATACCACCTAAAACACTTATGGCTAATTTCTCCCCGCAGTTCCTTCCTCCGTATGGTGCTCGACCTCGTACCCGGATCGGCTTGCGGGAATGTCTAACATTATGCTCCTATATCAGGTCTATGATTTTTGTCTTTTGAATCGCATCGAGCCGCATGTCGTTAAGACCTTGTCTCATGTGTTCTTGCATGAGGCGGTTGGCTTCGGTGATGTCTTTGGCGCAAACGAGGTTGTAGTACTTCGTTTCCTTTTCATTGCCGTTGTCATCGATGAATATGTCTATCAACGTGGCTTTGTAGAAGGGCTTGTCTTCTTCCTTCTCGTTGACTATCTCGACGACATTAGAGCGGGTGATAGAGATTACATCGCAATTTCCGTTGTATTGTTCCAGTCCGTTGGCTTCGGCCTCGGCGAACAGTTCTACATCGGTGATGAAGTGTTCGACGACTTCTTTCATCTCTCCTTTGCTGTTCTCTTTTTCTACTTTCAATTTGATTTCGTAAAACATCGCTTTTATTCTTATCGGTTAAAAACTTCTTTGAACTTCTCGTCGAGGGCATTCAATATTCTCATTCGCTCAGCCGCTCTACCTTGATTATCAGTAGTGTAAATTCTCATTAACAATTGCTCTCGTGATCCATAAAAACAGCCACATGTATAAAATGGAGCAACATTGGGATAGTTGTGTTTATACCAGATATGAGTAGTACCTTGTACTGACACATAGGTATCTTTTACCATAAATTGAAGTTCTTCCGCTTCGTAACCGGGCATGTTTGGGTTTCTTGCTGCATTCCTGCGGACATCACAGTTGTTGTCCTTTGCCAACTCCGTGAGCACATCGACGGGAGTGTTGGGATTCCCTGCCGCATAACTGCGGATATACCAGTCTCTATCCTTCGCCAGCTCTGTGAGCACATCGACGGGAGTACTGGGGTTTTCTGCCACAAAACAGCGGACATCACAGTCGCTATTTAAAATTTCATTTTTGTCCATTGTATTTCTTATTTAATTGTTTGACTTTATTTCTCATCAATCTTGCCAGCTCTTTATGCCGGTAGTCGTCGGACTTTTCCAACGCTTTTGCCGATCTTTCCAGCAGGCTGACGATTGACTGTATTTCATAGTCTTTCATGAATTGATTATTTCATTGACTAATTCATCGGCTTCGCATATCCTTTCGGCTATCTTCTTGAAGATGTTATCATCTGGATATATCCTTCTGATAAACATGGAGGGCTTCTCGAACGGGTTATATACGATGAAATCGCACCAATCGGCTTCAACGCACATGAGTTCGGACATGATTTGGTAATAGTACTTAGGCTCCGTGGACAGGAGGGTATCGTTATCCTTTATCTTGTGGAAGTATTTGGCATATGTGGCTGTTCCCACGCTTTTTATCTCGATTACCCCTTTCTCCCGCTTGTTCTCATCGTAATAATATCCGTCGGGGCTGGCTGCGAAATGGGCGATGGTGGGGTGTTTGCACAGTCCTACCTCGACGACACGGCGGCCTGTTTTAAGTTCGTATATGCGCCGGGCATCGGGCTCGTTCTCCGTTCCCCATCGCATTTGCTTGGTCGATATGTCTGTCTGGGTGATATAGTCGGAGAAAAAACCATCGTCGTTTATCATAGCTGGGTTGAGCATGCGCTCTCCCGCTACTTGGTAAATATAGTTCATGGCGCATTCCCCGAACCCGTTTCCGCTTCGGTTCGCTTTCATTAGGTCGCCTATGCGGCTGCCCGTGAAACAGCCGAGGCGTTTCCTGTACCATTCAAGAGTCCTTTGTGCTTCCATCGTCGAACAGTGTCTGTTTAGTTCCTTCCTGATTGATTCCCTCTTTGACACCGGCTGCTTCTCCGGCTATATCTTTGAATTTGCTGCTTTTCGTGCCTCGGTATGGCTTCATAAGTTCTTCTACCGTTGTGTCACCGTCTTTGAGCGACTGGTCAATGCCGGACAGCAACGCAATCTCATTTCCTCGAATCTGGTTAATTGTCTGCTTTCCGCACAACTTGATTACCTCTTCCTCGGTAATACCATACTCGTTTTTGAAAAACGCAATCCACTTCGCCCTTGTCTTTTTGAGCTTATCTTCGTCGGACAGGTCGCCAGTAATGAAACTTTGAGCTGCTTGGTAGACTTTATCGGTGATGCTTTTTGGAATAACCGAAAATACGGCGTTTCGATAGGCTATTGCGTTTGCGGCATTGCCAGTTACGGTTATCATGTCGTTTGGATACCGTTTCCCGTTTTTGTCAATGATAGAGCGACGAACCTCAAAAGCACTTGCCACGTTTTTCTCCAAGTCCCAAGCTGTGCCACGGCTTACCACTTGCGTGTCTGTAATCTGAACCACCTTTGCCTCGGTGCGCATATTCCCCCAGTTTGAAACGATTATTTTCGCCAAGTGAACAGATGGCCCAGTAATAGGTTTGTTACCTCTTGGTAGCGCATATCCACACGATTGTGCCGTTTCTTTATCGAGGGTAGCCATAACGATAGAGTCATCAAGACTACGACGCATATCCCGAGGATATTTTTTCGCCGTGGCTACTTGGGTGTCTACATTTGCTCTTTCGAGAGCGTCTATTTGCATGACTTGTGGCTGTGCTTGAACCTGTAATACTTCGTACTCTGACATATTTTTTTTGTTTAAAGGGTTATGTTTCTTTTTATACACCGCATATCCTCACGGACGGGCGGTGAATATGCTTGATTTATATGGAACTATAATTTATTTCTTATCGGTTTGTTGTTGCCCGGCAAGAGCCATCGACGACAGTGCGAACAGGGATATGCTTATCACCAGTTGCCAAAGGTTGGCATTGATGAGCGAAGCGACTACCCCGAATATCGAGGAAAACATAAGCAGTATGGCGAGCAGGGTAAATAACTTGTAGAATATCATGACTGTTATATTTGGAAATTACCGTTAAACTCAAATTCTTCATTTCCGCATTCGTCGAATACGGTTACCGTGTATTCTGTATCGATGTAGCCACTACTAGAAGATGGCGTTAAATAGTTGCCGTTGTCCCATTCCTTGTGATTGTATGCGTCGTAATGAATGCGGACGTCGGCGTTTTTGTCGATCAAATCTATTTCATAGTTTATATCTCCGTCGAGATAATGACCGTCCATGTTTTCTCCTATATGGTCGTCAAGAAAACTTTCTACCTCGTCCTGTATGGTTTTTAGTTTCTGAATATCGGCTTTTACCATAGCGATAGCCGTTTTGTAGATGTCCGTGGCATCGCACATGAGGTCTTCCCGATATCGACGAATGCTCTGCCAGTCTTTCGGGTCACAATCTTCGAGGTAGGATTTGGCTATTTCTTCCTCGTTCATTGATAGTATCTGGCTGGCGACCTCGTAGTTTTCTACCCCGCCTCCCAGATAAAATTCCTTACATTTCAATTTGTAAGGAGAGTTGTCGTACTGGTCGTTGAAATCTTCCCTTGCCTTGTCGTATCGTTTCTCGATTGTTGACCGTGTGATAATACAGGTTGTGTTCATGCTATTAAGGGGCTTATTTTATACAGGCGAATTTGATTACATCGTAAGCATTACAATACCATCTTCCGTTTTGTCTATCTGACGGTTTCTTCTCTGCACGGATAGACCCATTCCCAACTAGTTCAAATAGTCGGTTTCGGCTTCCTACTATTTTTTCAGCTTCTCGTTGACTAAATGTTTTGTCGTTTAGTACAATCTTTAAAATGGCTTCATTTAACATAGTTAATCATTAAAAAGGTTGTTATTGTGTGCATACTGGATAAATTCCGATTTCTCGTGAATACAAAGTTTTCTGTAAACAGATTTGATATGATTTTTCACAGTATGAGGAGATAGGTATAAAGAATCAGCAATATCATCATTGCTCTTTCCATCATAGACAAGTTTCATAACTCTCATTTCAGCATCGGATAAGCTGCTATTAAATTGAGGATTACAAATAATGTCTTCATATTTACATTCTCCTCTTAAAGGACATTGAACATGTTCAAAGTTTACTTTACCATTGTTATTTATGTCTTCGACAGTGCTATCAAGATTACCAAAATTGCATTTAGCAAAACGTCTAGCCATTAGATATTGATAATAAGGGACGTTTTTAGAGCTTTTTATATAACATTCTGATAGGGCATTATAGGCATTGGGATATTGTTCTCTGACAATAGAAAGAATTTCATTTATAATCTCTGTATCGTTTTCAGAAATTCTTTTATTTTTTTTGTCAGATGAAATACACCAAAGTTCATTTTCAAATATGTAAAACTCTAAATCTTTCATTGTTATGAATTTAATCCCAAAGGTGTTCTGGAGAAATACCAGTAATTTCTGATAATATTTGTACATGCTCTGGATTATTAGGCTTTATGCCATATTTAATCCAGTTATTGGCTGTGGTAAGAGTTACATTACATCTTTCGGCGATGGTGTTAATGAAATCTTTTTTGGGGTATGTCGGATCAGGTAAACTTTTGTAATAGCCTTTCAGTGTCATTATTTTACTTTTAGGCTTTAATGTGTTTGTCTTATTGTCACTTTCCATTATATTTGTAATGTTTAATTGGTTTGGTATTGCAAATATAATAATATTATAGTAAAACTATACTACTATTATAGTTAATAATTATAAAATGATATACTATGATTATAGGAGAGCGGCTGAAGGGTTTTTTAAAATACCATAATATTTCTGCTAAATCATTTGCAGAAATGATAGGTGTAACAGAAGGAATGGTGTATAAATATTATAAAATGGATAATGTCGATAGCCAAACCATCGAAAAGTGGGCTAATATATTGCGTATTCCTATTATGACATTTTTAGATGATAATACATACGAAAGGGCTACTCATAAAGCGACATCAGAAGATTTGGCAATGGGAAATGATAAAGATTATATTCATTTTCAAAATAGAAGATTATTTGGCGATTTATCTGGAAAATCAAGAGAATTGATTGAAGACGAATTTGAAAAAATAAAACCTAAAATAAGTTACACTATTGGTGTACCTTATTATAATGTGGACTTTATCGGAGGTTTTGATTTAGTTATGAATGACCAAACTATAAATCCAGAATATCTTATTAATTTCAAGAAATACAACGAAGCTACATGTTGGTGCAATGTCACTGGACATTCAATGGAGCCCGAAATAACACATGGCGATATAATAGCTCTAAAGGAAATAGAGGATGCTTCTTTTCTACCTTATGGTGAGGTTTACGCTATTGTCACAACCAACAATATGAGAACTATAAAAAGGATAGGTCCTGCATCCAACCCAGATAGTTATTCTTTAATTCCAACAAACAGATCTCCTGAATACGGAATACAAGAACTACCGAAAAATATGATAAGACATGTATTCCATGTACTCGGATGTATGAAGCGATTATAAAGACAAATATGTAATCATCTATTGATTTCAAAGACTAAAATTTGAGTCATGAAAATTTCTAAAGAAGGAATCGCTATAACTAAACGTTTCTTTGAAGCTATTGATATGCTCAAAGCACAGAAACGCATTCGTGGGCTTAAAACATTCACGAGGAAGCACAATATAACTCGTACTAATATAGCAAATGTGAGAAAAAATCCAGACCGTAGTGTTTTGAAGCCCGAATGGATATATTATCTTGTTTATGATTATGGGATTTCATTGGAATGGATAATATTCGGAGAGGGGTCTATGTTTGAATAAATATTCTAAAACTTGTCTTTTGATGGTGCGTAATCCTTTGCTTTTGTCTGAAAATCAAATATTTATATATGTTTCTGAAATCAGCTTCCCAAGCTGAGGGTCGCGAGTTCGAGTCTCGTTTGCCGCTCGATGAAAACGGTCTCTTGAACATTCAAGAGACCGTTTTTTGTTTCTGTTATTTCTTCATTCTCACTTCATAG